TCAGAAGGTCAAAAATAAGCAAATCAGTACGGAATGCAGAAAGTGATAGTAAGGGGGCTGTAGAAAATGTTTAAAAATGTTCGAATGAGCGAGGTCGATTAAAAATGGTATAATAAATGAGTAGGCTGAGATTTAACCATTCACCGACAAAGTAGTTAAGGTAATTATGGGTTAACCATTCACCAATCAATGTATAATGTAAAAATAGGTCAACCCCTTGAGGCTGTAAGGATAGACTACCCTCACCCATTCACCCTTAAGGTCGATTAAAAACCAGAATAAAAAAGTCTTATGCCGATTTCCTGTATTCAGCAGTAAGGTCTTTAGGGGTAAAATAGGTTATCATAGAGTACAATAGTAAACATACATTCTATATACATAATATAATTACAAATATATCTAAGGTTATCTCAAAATTGAAGATTAACTGATAAAGGACTAATTGCTTAGATACTGTAAGACTGAGGCCTGAAGTACTGAGTGCTAAAATGAGTTACCCTTAGGAAGTGACTTGGAGTAATGGTGAAAGCTGATGAACTCTCTAAGCCTGTTAGACTGCTCTCTTGTGTACTTAGAGTTATTGTAAAGACTATCTAGCTTGATGAGTATTGTGTTAAAGAAGAAGTCTATAGGATGTGTTTTAGAGTGCTTTAGGATGAGTTCTATACGTTCTGTGAGAATTGGGTTACTGTTCTTGAAGGAGATGTAGTAAGCCTGTGTAGAAGTGAAGTTATCGTCTATGAAGTCTAGAAGTCGTTTATACTTTGAGTTCTTAATGATACGTCCTGTGATTAACATCTGATAGTCTGGATATTCTCTCACTACTGTGCTACTGTGTTCATAGTGTGCTAATAACCAACGCTTAAGGTATTTCTTATATGCTTCTCTTTTTTCTAATATCCCTTCAGACTGTGTGATAAGGTAGTCTGCATAAAGTTTAGGTGTGATGAAGTCTGCTCCTATTGCAAGTCTCACTACTGTGGGAGTTAAAGCACTACTTCCTGACCTAAAGGAGAAGAAGTCCACAGGTAGCTTAGTAATGATTTCAAAGTCTTTTACGGTTAAGTCGTTATAGCTGTTATACACAGTTGAATACACAAAGCTGATTACCTCCTGTGCTGTGTAGTCCTCTGCTAGGCTTTTGATGAAGTCTAATGTACTCCCCTTATCGAGTTTGTTATAAAGTCTCATGTAGCTGAAAGCATAAAGCTTCATGACGAATACATTTCTATTCACAAGTGTGTATAATGGTTTACAGTTGTAGACGATATCGTCAATTTCCACAGAGGTATCTAAGTGATAGTTCAAGAATTGTCTGATATTTTCCTTCAGTGTGAAGTCAGCTAATTTCTTACCTTCCATTTTCCTAGCTAAAGAGTAAAAATTATATGGAACTACAGAATGTCTATCAATTCCTTGGTTATTAAAGGCTAAATTACAAATTCTACTGATTTTCATGATTTCCTCCTTCGTGTAACTATGATAACACATTTTGCTACTTAATCAATACCTGTGACAAATTTTACTAATTGAGTATTTGGGGTTGATACAATCTAGTATAAGATACTTACATAACTATATAATCTATAAGACTATAAGTAATTATCTTATACTAGATAGTTATGAACCCTAATACTTATTTCACAGGTTTATAGTCCACAATCACTGAGTCCATTAATTGGGAGCAGTTTCTATTCTTTATAAGATACTTACATAACTATATAATCTATAAGACTATAAGTAATTATCTTATATAAGACTTTTATAACCCCCAATGATATTTGACAGCTATATTTTTCTGTGATACACTTGTGTCATGAAGATATTAAGCTTAGACTTATCATCTACCAGTTCAGGATATGCTGTGTTAGAAGATGGTAAAATAATTGATTATGGGACTATCAAGAGTAATGACCCTGATTATGTCATCAGAGGTCATTACATGGCTGAGTCTGTGAAAGTGTTATTCTCTAAACACAGTGGTTTTGACCTTGTGGTAATTGAGGAACTGAAGGTACTTAAAAATCAGAAAGTATTAGCAATGCTAGGAGTTATCCAAGGAATGGTTATCCGTGAGTGTTTTAATTCACAGGTTGAGTTTATTCCTCCTACTGTGTGGAGAAAGCCTTATGGACTAAACGGTAAACGAGAAGAGGCTAAGAAGAAGGCTATTCAGTATTGCAAGGATAAAGGAGTAGATGTAAACACAGATGATGAGGCTGAAGCAATTCTTTTAGGAAAATATTTTTCAAAAAGAGTTGACAGTAACCTATCTATGTGATATACTATTTATATCTCTGAAACGAAGGACAGTTAAGCTGTCCTCTATGCCCTTGTAGCCAAGTGGTTAAGGCTATTGGTTGCAACCCAATGAACGCAGGTCCGACTCCTGTCAAGGGCTTTGGTAATTACCCATTACCTTTCCTTTCTTAAATTCCCTAAAATTGTGAGAGGTCTTAGGGATATTGCGGTGGATACCGTTGGTTGATATCTCCTTATGAGGAAAGAGGGTTTCAGCACCCTCCTCTTTAGCACAGCGTAACCACACAGGTCTTCTAAACCTGTCTCATAAAACTGTGGGAAGGACGAGTCGAGGTTCAATTCCTCCGCTGTGTATACAAGGTTTACTTATGGAATTTAAACTTGATAAGGGTGTAGGTTATATGTACTGCTATAATCCATCACACCCTCTTGCTAATAAAGCAGGAAAAGTATATGAACACAGATATGTTATGTCTTTACATCTAGGCAGATGGTTAGAGCGTGATGAAGTTGTTCATCACAAGGATAAAGACAGAACTAATAATCATATAGACAATCTAGAGCTCACAAATGCTTCAGACCATGCAAAACTACATGCTGAGGAGAATGGTTGTGTACACTATGAACATCTATGTGATTTCTGTAAGAAACCCTTTATAACAACAGAAGCTAGAGCACAAATGTTCTGTTCACAAGAATGTCGTGGAAGAAGTACAAGAAAATTTGAGATTTCTAAGGATACTCTTGGAGAGCTTCTGTGGAAATACCCTACAACACAGATATCAAAGATGCTTGGTGTCAGTGATAAGGCTATTGAGAAAAGAGCAAAGAAATTAGGGTTAAGTAAACCTCCTAGAGGCTACTGGGCTAAACTAAGTGCAGGTAACATCTAGGCTAATTATGTATAAAAATTTTTGGAGGTACTTTGTTGTGACTAAACATAGCAAATTATACTCTGAGACTATGCGAGAGCTTAGCTTGCTTGATGAAGACTCTCTAAAACTATATCAAATGAGATGGGGACTCATTGATGTAGATGAGGTCATTGTTAACAAGGTAGGCTTTGCTGTGTATAATAACATCCCTCCTGCAACACCTGTGGCTAAGAACGCTATGCTTCAAATCATGGCTTCTTACGAAAACAGCTTTGACCGTAAAGAATGGGCTGACCGTATTGAAGGTAAGGCTACACAAACTACAGTCAATGTCAATCATGACACTAAAGATGGTGTTGAGGAGCTTAAAAATTATACTAAAGTTAAATTGGATGAACTTTTTGGAGATATGTAATGGCTTCACATAATCCACAAGAGCATCTGTTTGATAAGCATATCAATTCTGTCACAGAGCTAATCGAGAAATTTGTGACTTCTGTCGTATATGGTGGGGATTATATAACAGCAGAAGCAGAAATCATTGATTATCTCACAGATATGTACTCAGAGTCGTTTTTAGGAGAAGTTGATTATATTCTAGATGTTCTAGGTTATAATGTGACTCCTCAAAGTCTTATTGAAGTCAGAAACAAGGTAGATACCACAGCTTTTGTGAGAAGTAATCGTCACAGGCTTAAGGATATTTTTAGAGAACACACTAAGAAAATTCAGAAGCTTGTGGATGAAAACAAAGACACAATGAGTAAGGAGGCTATTCTTGAGACCTATTGGAGCAATATTGATAGGTTAGCTATCAGTGAAGTTCAGATGGGTATTGAGAAAGCTTCAGTGCAAAGCTCTAAGCTATTTGAAGATGTCACAGGGGTTAAGCTCCTTAAAACATGGAACTCAGTAGGTGATGAGAAAACTTGTCCAATCTGTAGAGCTATGGATGGATTGACCATTCCTGTGACTGATAGCTTTCAGGCTGTTGCTCCTTCAGCATATATTTCTGAAGAACTAAGCTACACAGGAGGAGATATAGTATATGCACACCCAAGATGCAGATGTTGGGTCACTTATTCAGAAGCGTAAGGTTCTATCGAACAAGGAGAAGCTAAGTCTTCTTCTAGACCAAGTAACTCCTCAGGACCAACTTAAGGATGCTGTGAAAGGTAAAATTCCTAAGCACTTTAAGAGGAATACCATTAGGGAGAGACATGGTTTTGAGAAAGAGCTAGAGTATTATAAATTAGGTTTTACTACAGCACTTTCTGAGTTCAACATAGAATTGTGGTGGTCCCAAGCTGTTCAGTTTGGGGCTTTCCTTAGTGGTGACTATAAAACAGGCTATTGTGTAGCTACACCTCGTTATGGTAAGTCTTTCCTCTGTGGGATTATGTCAAACCATTTTGCCTATGAGGGAGAAAATTGCTATGCTATAGGTTCTACACAAGAGTATTCAGGTATTATTATCCAACATGCAAGAGAGATACTTGTGAAGGCTCATCCTGATGTTAAGGCTATGTTGTCCTTTGATGAGAGAGATGTCACCTCTGTGGATAAGAGACTTAAGCGTGGATTATCATCATTCTCTAGTGAAGGTTTCTCCTTCCGTAATGGTGGTAAGCTAGAAGGACTATCAGCAGGTTCAAACTTTACTGACCCTTCTAAAATTCACGTAATTGGTCGTGGTGGTAACATGTTTGGAGATGAAGCTTCAGATATCTCACCTATTGCTCTTGGTCACATGGGACGAAGAGAGTTTGAGTCAGATGATGGTCGTAAGCTCATCATGTACCTAATCTCAAACCCACGGTCACTCAATAGCTTCTATGACTTTATGATAAATGATGACCTAGCAGATGATGAGTTTGTCATGTGGCTAGATGTTGTCACAGCTATGGAAGAAGGTAGTATCAGGTACACCAAGGAAGAGCTGATGAGGTCACAGTTTACCATAACTGAAGACTCAATCAGGGAAAACCTTCTGTGTGAGTTTCCTACAGATAGGTCAACCTTCTTTGATGCTCCTCCTGATATCCTTGAGTCATTCGATATGAGTCAAGAAGGTCTAGACTTCTTCTTAGGAGTCGATAGTGCCTATAAGGGTGCTGACAGCATCCAGGTCACTATATCTTCTGTGGATAAGTATAATCACTTCACCACTATTGACACAAAGGATATTAAGCCTGCTGAGTGGATAGATGGTATCACAGCTATTGAGATTGTGGATAAGATAGTGACTATAGCTAACACACTGAAGGTTAAGGCTATTGGAATTGACTCAGGTGGTGGAGCACATATAGTACAACCATTGAAAATGAGAAGATTATCAGGACAGCTTAAATGCCCTGTGTATGATATTAACTTTGGTGGTAAGCCTACTGAGATTAAGGTTATTGCCAAGGACCCTAGTGCTGAATATGCCTTTAACAGAAGAGCTGAGATGCACTTAATGTTGAGAGGTATGATGGAAGCTAAGAGAGTTTCCTTTGTACGTAAGGTTTGGGATGCTATAGCTAGACAGATGTCCTTTGTATCTGAAATTCAGAGACCTGAGGATAGAAAAGTAAAGATTAGACCAAAAGCTGAAATTAAGAAATTGCTAAGACAATCTCCTGACGAACTGGATAGTGTATTGCTCTCTCTCCATGTTGCTGAGTTGTTTTACTTAGGAGGTACCTAATGGTATGTGGTAAATGTCGGAAGGATGAGTGCGGTGGAGACTGTGCAATGGACCGCTACTTCAAGGGTGATTACAAAGACAGGTTAATCTATGCAAGTTCAGGCTTCAGAGGTATATCTGTCCGTGAAACACTTGAAGATATTGAGAAACTTGCTCTAGACCTACCTGATGTTGATTATATCCTAGACAATATTGTGAATTATATGTTCACAAACAGTTTGACTACAGATGAATTTACAAAGGATGAAACTCTTAGAAAGTATCTGTATTCTCATAACTTTAATGGCCAAAGAAACTATGATGTACTCAAGCAGGTTGCTAAAGGGTATAGAAAATATGGTTACTATGGTCTCTTAAGAACTAAAGACGGTCTTGTAGGGATTCATCCAAAGGATATTCTAGCCTGTGTGATTGATTACCCTAAGAAACCTGTACTAAGACAAACTTTAGCCTACTTAATCAGGAATACCAATGTTTATCAGACACCCTATGACCAAAAGACAGGTAATCCAAGACTTGCTACTGATTATTCTGAAGAGGATATCAAGAAGATTCTTGAGGACCCTAAGAGGTATGAAAAAGAGATTATGGTCGTCACTAGCGATGAGTTCGCTTGTGTAAGACTAGATACTTCACAGACTTTCTGTATGAGTCCATTACTACGTGATAGAAAGCGTGTTGAGCTTATTCTTAATATTCTTAATCGAATGAACTACGATATATCTCGTAATGGTATTGGCACTATCGCACTTCAGGCTAAAGATACCCTAGAAGAGCAAGTTCAAGAGAGTATTGAACAAGGCTCTGCTTTTGACAGTGGAGAATTGCTTGATTTAGGTCGTACAGCCAAAGAAGAGCGTAATCAGAAGATTATTGATGATATTGAGAAGTTTGCTGAAAAGCTTTCTGAGACCGAGTTCAATGATGCTATTGTGTATACAGGAAACTTCCAAAACTTAGAACAGCTTGAACGTGATACCAAGGCTACAGACTTCTTAGAGTATCTATCTCAGTATGTACCTGCTATCATCTGCCGTATGTTTGGTGTTCCTGCTAGACTATTTGACTCAGATAAAACAGTATCTAACATCGGTACTCACAGTATCATTGATAATGCTATGAAGAACACAATCATTCCTATGCGAGACCACTTCTTAGGACAGGTTGTGCATCTTCTTCAAAAAGCTACTGGACTCAAAGAGTATATTAAGTTTGATAGCTATGAGTTTGCTAATAGCTATAACTATAACAATGACATTTACATCCTTGATGTATATGACAGATTAAAAGATATCGACATGGATATGGCTGAAGCCTATCTAGCTAAAAACCTAATTGTTTAAGGAGAAATCATGTCAGAAAAGATTTTGAGTATTGAAGAACTTTCGAAGATGCAGGAGAGCTTCACAGGTGCTACACAGACTGACACACCTGTTGCAATTCAAACACCAACTAATTCAGTTGTGAATGGAGAGCCTACTAAACTAGGTACTACAGAACCTGAAAATTATACTCTAGTATTTTACTTACCAGTTCCTAAGGAAGGTGCTCCTCAGGGTGCTGAACTTGTTATGGATGGTAAAGCCTACAAACAAGTAGTCCATGCTGAGGAAAAATTTGTTTCTCCACGTATTGCACGTAAGATTAGACATTATGCCTCAACCATTGCTTTAGCCTTTACTGATTTAAAAGAAGATGGTTCTTCTGAAATCTACACAGTAGAAGACTTAATCAAGGTTTATGAAGTATTTGATGATAACGTAATTGATGCTTGTGAAAAACTACTAGGAGCAGTATTAGGAGTAAGTGACTCTCTTCTACAGTACATTACAGATGAGTCATTGATTGAGAACTGCTCAAAAGTATTGGATAACAATCCTTCGTTTTTTCAAGCTGATTAGTTACTTGGTAAGATATCAGTGGGCTTATCTACAAGGGTTAGTAAAACCAAAAGATGAGTTCACTGGACTTGCTTATGAAGAGATGGTACCTGTATCTTTAGATGATATAACCGAACAGGTATTGTCTGTGTGCAAAGAATACAACATCAGTTATGAATATGCTATGGATAAGATGTACTATCCTGATATAACTGTTATGTATGCTAAGATGGCTAATGAAAATGCTTTCAAAACATACAATGAGTGGTTAAATCTAGATGAGACATCTCAAGGCAAGTTTGTTACTGATTATGGACCTCCTAAGCCTTATGTGTATGAGATACTTACACCTGATAAACAAAAAGAAGGGCTTAAGAGCCAAGAGAAATCTAGAAATACATTGAAAGATATGTACCGTCATGGAGGACGAATAAATGACTGAAGTTATCAGTGATGTTTTAGGGTTTTTAGACACAAAACGAAAAGAAATCTTACCTGAATATATACGTAATGGTAAACCTGTGTATACATTAAGAAAATATGCAGACTTGACTGACCTTGATGCAGAAGTGCTTATCAATGGTGGGCATGAGAATGTAGCTCAGAAAATTCCTACTGTTGGTGCATCAGGTAATATGCTACGTACACCACGTACATCATACGCTGTGAACGTAGAAGTTGCTTTTGACAACCGAGTTAAGGTATCTGACCAAAAGATTGGACAGAAGACAGAGAAGGTCTACACTTTTGTGGTTGACCAACGTGCTCTTATGGAACAATCTACTGGACACCTATATGCTAACTATATCGTAGGGTTTGTAGTAGGTAAAGGTAAAGATGATAAGCCTGAAGTTAGAGGAACTGTGCATATCAAAGAGGATGACTTCCTAAACAACTTTGATACAACCTTTGACCCTTTCAGAATGGAAGAAATTATGGAGCTTATTAACAGATATCGCTTAGAGCATGGAACAGCCAAGGTTCTTGATGAAATCGAGTTCTAATTGACATGGAGGTAATTTGACATTACCTCCTTTTATGTTATATTATGTATATAATTATGCAGGAAGGAGCACTTTGATGGCTAACACGATTAAAGTTCCAAAAATGAAGCTCAAAATTGTAGTTGCAGGTGAAACTAAAGAGTTTAAATCACCTTTGGCTGAAACAATTTTAGCTCAAGTTCGTAAAGTTGTGGTTGGACATGAACAAATTCAATTCTTCGATATTGAAGATAAGAAGTTCAAATCATTCACTTATTGCTGTGGTGATAAGTATGAGTTCAACTACGAATTGGAAGAAGTTAAACTCAAAGAAACTGAGTTTGATTGTTATGGCTTCCCAATCACATACGCAGGAGACAAGTAATGACAGAAACGAAAAATGTAGGTCAAACTTACAAAGAGTTTCTGCGTGAAGTTCGTGCGAAACAGTTTGGTTATGAGCTTGATGAGGTATCTAGCATTACTGAAGGTACCACAGTTAAAGCTCTAAAGTCTAAAGGTAAAAAGAAGGAAGTGAAGAAGAGTGAGTAAGTTTAGAGTGTCTAGGTTTTTAAAGCGTGACCTAGTAATTAGAGTCAACTTTTTAAATGATAAGGGCATCATCCAAAACTCACGTAAACTTTTTGAATTTTATCCTAATAGCTCTCAGGAGAATGAAGGTTGGTATGAAACTGATGATGAAGTTCTCTTGAAGAGCCTAGAAGAAGTAACTGAACAACTACCTTTCTCTACTGAAACAGAAGCAGGATTGAAGCAGGATGGTGTACCTTATGAGTATGCCTACTGTGCATCCTGTGGAGGTAAGAAAGTACGTAAGTTGAAGTACAACATGTTTGAGGTGATTAGGGATGCCAATTAAGTCACAGATTGCTAAGAGGATTATTGATGAGATTAACGTGTACCTTGGACAGAAGGACTCATTGGACTCTATCATGAACCTCTCAAAGACTGGAAAAGAGTCTGAGAAGTTATCTGTAGATAGGCTTGATAACCCTAATGGTTATATGACATTGCTCTCTGAAGGTTCAGTCCTTTATCCTGATGGTACAATTAGATTGTACCTCTGCAAGGGTACTCTCAAGAATTGGTATGATAATTTAGCTGATGATTTTGAAGGTTATGTATCAACTGGTCACAGAGACTTAAATGCTTACCCTGTGAGAGAAGGATATTTCAGAAAGTCTGACCTCAAGCTTGTGGTTGATGAACATGGTAGGTATGACCTACTAGTAAAACCTCATGTAAATTTAGAATTAAGTAACATAAAGGACTTATTGCTTCAAGATGAACCCTTTGCTATTTCTTCTGAGTTCATGTGGTACCACAAGGATATTGGGGAAGAAGACTTAGAAGAGTTTACTAAACTAGCTGAGTATAACCTTGAGCATGGTGGGTCTATTGATGTACCTATCACAGATAGAGTAGAAATATCAGGCTTCTCCTTTGTGGGAAACCCTGGTAATGCAAAGAGTGGAGGATATGAACCTTCACTATTAGTAAGAAATGAGGAAGAACACTTGAAGAATAAAGAAATTCTTGATAAAGTTCTCGCTCACCTTAGTGCACAAGTTGAAGAAGAAGTTAAGGAAGCTATTGAGCTTGAAGTTGCTGAAGTAGTTGAAGCTCCTGAAGCTCCTGAAACAGAAGAAAAAACTGAAGTACCTGAAGTAGAAGAAGTGAAAGAAGAAGCTGAAGCTACTGAAGAAAAGGTTGAAGCAGAAGAACCAAAAACTGAAGAAGGTGAAGCTCTTGCTAAAGCTATTGAGGCTATTGAGACTCTTAAGGCTGAAGTAGAAACACTTAAATCAGAAAAGGCTCAATTACAAGCTGAGCTTGAAAGTAAGAAAGAAAATGAAGATGCTGTGGAAGGTCAGTTGAGCAAACTAGCTAAACTATTGGAAACTGTAAACCCCACTGTGGAGAAAGCATCTAAAGAAGAACCGAAAGAAGCTACTAACCGCTTTGGACGTGTTCGTTTTGGAGGACAATAATGACTAAAACTAACTTTGATATTTTGTTAGGTGAAGCTATTGACAACTTGTATGAGCGTACAAAAGCTAAACTAGGTAATGTTGAGAACTTCTCTAATGAAGACGGTAAAATTCCTTTTGGTATCTCACGTGACTGGTCAAAAGCACAACCTTCACTTCGTGAAGTTGGTATGGATGATGAGTTGGTAAACGATATCCTTAAGCGTTTTGAACAATCATCTTTCGGTGCACTTCGTCAAGCTAAAAATGGCGACTGGATTATGGAAGGTATCACTTGGGGAACTAAAGCTCCTGATTTTGCTAATGATACTTCTGATGCCTGCTGTTTCACTGAGAAGTTCACTATGCAAGCTACAGGTGATGCTACCCCAATTCGTTACCTATGTTTCAAAGACTGTGAAACTCGTCTTGACCGCTTGATGAAAGACAAGATGCACTTCAAACAGGGAGACCTTCTTAACATCTTCCAACGTTTGGGTATGTCTTATGAAGAAGCTGAGCAATTCATGGCATGGTATACTTTCGCCTTTATCGTTCAACGACATATCGTTCAAGGTATGTTGAACTTCCAAGGTCAAGGTCTTCGTCCATTCGCAGGTGTGGCTGAAATGATGTCTCACCCAGGGGTTACTCCTATTGATGCTTCAGGTTCAGTTATTGGTGCTTTCCGTCAGGTTGCTTGCTACCTTGATGTATTGAACAACCAATCAGCACGGTATAAAATCTATGTTCACCCACTAACTCTTCGTGGAATTAAAGCTGAAATCGTTCCAGGCAAGGATGGTAAGCTTCCACAAGGTTGGTCAGTAAATGGTGAAACAATCAAGTTTAGAGGTATTCCTTTTGGAACTTCTTACCACTTGCCTTATGACCTTGAAGAAACTATGACTGGTGAAGCTTACGTTATCGACTTGGCTAGAGTAGAAGCATTGACTCAATACGACTTGTTCGTACCTCAATCATCTATCTACACTCAACGTACAGATTACACAAGCGTTCCAGGATGTGAAGTTATCTGTGACAAGTATGAAAACTTCGGTTTGGTACATACTAACTCACACATCTCTCACCTCCTTGTAGCGAACATTCCACTTGAGCAAACTTGTCCTGCTGTGGTATTCGAGCGTATCCAAGGACTTCTTACAGGACTTAATCCATTCCCTATGGCAACTATTCCTGCTAAATAAGGAGACAGTAAATGCAACCTGAATTGGAACTAATTAAAATCACCAATAAGCTTCAAGAGAAGTGTGGTTGCTTTGACTGTGATGATGGAGCAACAATGCAGGGGTACATGGAGAGCTTTCTTCGTGTACTCGCTCGCTTGTTCTGTTGGACTGATGGTGAGTGTGCTACTATTCTGAAGAGTAGGAGACATGAAGTTATACCTATCACTGAGTTTGAACTATGTGGCTGTGATGCAATGGTTGAGATTAAGCCTTATTACTATAAGGGGTTCGACCCTAATTCACTCAAGGTCTACTTACAGAAACGTAAGGGCTTAGAGAGAGAAGAGTACGAACTTGATACTACAAAGTATAACTGGTCCTTTGTGGATGGTACTTTACTGATAAATGTCACAGATGAACTCAGCCCTTGCTGTAAGTGTTGTGACCCTTGCTCTTGTGAGGCTCAGTATAAAATCATCTTGGATTATGAAGCAGGGTACACCTCTGAAAATATACCTGATTGTGTATATGAGGCTATGTGTCACTTCATGAATATCTTCATCTCTTATCAGAATAAGTGTGGTTCACTTGATGAGTGTGCTAATATGGATAGATTAGCTGTAGGAGCTGTACTTAAGCAGAAATCAGTAGACTATATCGTAAGAGAATGGACTATTGATAATGGAAGCATTGACAGGTTCTATGTTAAGCTAATCAATAAATGGTCACTAGCTACACTCAGCTCACTATCACTGTGTAAGAAAGTTTACACAGAAGGGATGCACTTAGCTATTGGGAGAAGAAAAGAATGTTAGTAAAATACAAAGGGGAATACGCAAGAGAGCCACGCTCTTACGGATGCTCTAAGTGTGGTACTGGACGCTCCATTAGTGGTGTAGAAACATACCGTACTGTGTACAGAACTTACTATGGAGGAAGGCTATATATCTTTGAACAAGGTAAAACCTATCCTGTAGATGAAATTCTCGGTAAGTATCTTACAAACTTGAAATACACAGATAAGCAAGGTAATATTCGCAACACTTTTGAAGAAGTTCCTGATACTACAGAAGCTACTTATGTTAGGGATATTGAGAATACTGAGTTCAAGATTACAGAAGAGGAGGCTCCTAAGCCTGAAACTCCTGTAGGACCTCCAATAGTCAATAGCCCAATCGAGCCTGAAGAACTGTAATATTAGGGGGTATCATGGGTCTACCACAGAATAATAAAGAAATTATTTTATTGAGACAAGGTACAGCTACTCCCACTTATGATGAGAATAGTAGACAAGTCTTTAAATGCCTGTGGGAAGAAGTTGAGCACATCAAGTGTGTTGACCACATGCCTACCTCTAGGGGAGCTGAGAGTGATGCCACTACAACTCATGGACTTGAAGGCTCTAGGCAATTAGAAACCTTCTACTTCTCACTACATAATCAATCTCACGCTTGTGACTTTGATTTTAAGCATGGCTACTACATCATGCAAAGGATATCTACTAAATGCAACTATTGGGACTGTCCTGAGGATGCAGGATATCTATTTTGGAAAGTAGTTGCCTATAGAAGCTATGAGATACTTCCAGGATGTTGGGATATTAAACTCACTGGTGAGCGTTTAATTCCTAGAGAAAGTGAGCAGATGCTCCTAGAGTGTGCACCTTTTGTTAAGCAATTACAGGGGGTGATTACAGTTGACCACGATTGATATTCATAATTTTAAAGGTACTGAGCTAGTTGAAGAGTTTACTGATTTTGTTATGACTGGTGCCTTAGAAGCTAAAGCTATAGCGTCTAAAGACACAGGTAGAATGGTAGGCTCAGTTAAGATTAGAAAAGTACCTGATGGGTTTGAGGTGTATAGTGACAGGTCAGACTTCCCTCCAACTTCTAGAGGTAAGGTAAGATATTATACTAAAGTATATGTTGAGAGAGGTTATCCTCCTAAGTGGGGACCATTCGACTTTATCTATGAAGGTTTCATGAACATTGGAGAAGGAGAGCTTGTCAAAGGTGGAGTAGGTATGTACTCTGCTAAACACCCTTCAGGAAGAAGAGGTTCAGGTTCATCCAATCTATCAGGAAGTGATAGAGCTTCTGTGACAGCTTATTTACAGAAAGCAGGTACTAAATTTTCACTTAAGGTACCTAAGAGGTTAGTGAAATGATTAGTGCCCTGTATATAAACATCAAGAAGTGGCTTCAGATGTATGGAGCAGATGTGTTAGACTATTTTATTCAGCCTGACCATCCTGAAGAGAGAGACCCACGTAAAAGATATAATAACTTTGATGAACAGTTTAACAAACATGTAGGAACTTCTGAGCACTTTCAACTTAATCAGGGAGCTGAGTTCCCTTTCCTAGCTATTGATATAGCCTGTGATAATAGTTCTAAGTGTTTCCCTAAGTTCTACATAAATTTCTCTGTGTACTATTCTTCTGTCAGTCCTCCCACTGGAAGGGTTTGTATAGAGAACACCCCTGAGGGAAAACTAGAGTACAGAGAAGAAGTTCATTGTCAAATTAAAAACATGCTAACTCACCAAGTTAGTACACCTCAGGGGGTACAGAGAAAGACTTTCGCTCAAGATGTAGCCTCATTAGAAAACTGGTACTTGCCTATCAAGGTAAACATACAGGAAGTTGGATGTCCTGAAGACTTCTCTAATGAGCTTGTGGATGAGGTTGAAATGTTTTCCTTCCCTGTAACCTTATCAATTTATACATGTTAGAAGGAGAAAAACATGACTGTGGAAAAACCACTTAACATTGATGCGTTCTTCATGTCTCGTAATGAGATTGCTAACCGTCATGGAAGCAAACTTGAACTTCAAGCTATGGCTAGAGTTCGAGAGCACATGGTAGAAGAAGCTAACAAACCAAAACCTTCAGTGCAAGCTGAAAAAGTCCAAGCTGACAATAAGAAAAAGGAGAAATAAATGTCTAACTGTTTTGTAGATATGAGTCATCCTATGTATGGCTACAACACTCAAGATAAAGACAATAAAATCATTGTCGCTATCAATGAGGAAATTCGTCCTTGTGTTCGGTGGAAAGCTAACAAGCAGGTTCAAATTCCTACAGGTACTTTAGTACAATATGTTCGTAAGGATGTTCCTGAAGACCAACTTAACTGTACACCATTGAAATGCTTTAACACAGGGACACTTTATGTTAAATCTGCTGAAAAAGCTATCAAGGTTAAATACCAAGTACGCTCTGATGCTGATGACTATGCTCTTGGTTTTAACATGGTATATGTAAATGTACCAAAAGAAGGTAAGTACCAGTTGAAGGTTACTGTTTCAGACTTCCCTGACCTTCCACAAGCTAACGCTTATGTGTATACTTATGACTTTGAAACTCATGCACCAGGGTATGTTCTACGTACTATTGACTTAGCTGATACTAAAGCTATGACTCAAGTTGGTGAAGGATGGAAACCATCTGACCACGGTGTAGTAATTTCTTATGAAGTAACTTACAAAGGTGAAGATGAGTTTGATGGTCAAATTGGACTTTCATCTCCAATGATTGTCAATGACCGTTCTGAGTTGCGTAAGTTCTCAAACGTATTGCTCTCATGTCTGACATCATTCACTCACAACATCTCATTACCTACTACAGATGCTCGATGCTTTGGTCGTCAGTATGATAAGTCACAAATTGAAATCACAAAAGAAATCACAGCTACTACTACTTCATGTAACGACTACTGGTTGAACCCACTTCAATCTATGTCTAAGAAGATGACAAGTGGTATTCCTGTGACAGACAGCTTCTTAGTTGAGAAAGTTGAAGTTGACGGTAAAGAGTACGGTTCATTGGTTATCCCTGACTTGTACTATGAAGACTGTAACACAATCATCATCTCTTCTGATAGATGTGATTGCACTTACTTGTCTTCTATGCCAATTTCAGCAGGTGTCAACCTTGAAGATGATGAGTTCATTGCTTTGACTCAAACTCACCATGGGTTAGACCGAGGAACAGTCCTTGTGAACCCTATGTATATCGGTGAGAAATTGCTTGTTACCTACAATGGAGAGCGTGATGTTGAGCTTATCGTAGCAAACGATAAACGACTTCGTAACACTCACTTCCGTGTAACTCAAATGGTTGAGAACACTAGAGGTATCAAGGAATACTACGTATTCAACAATGTACTTATCACTGAAAACTCACGTGAGTTTGGTACAGATGGAGAAATCACTCTATCACTTACATTCACTGTGAGCCGAGATGAGAATGGTAACTTCTACGAAATCCGTAGAAATGTGGAAGATGTAGCATAGGAGAACTTCTAGATGTCAGTACGTACAATCGGTGTTAAGATTGATGGTCTCAATGATATTGAGGCTACATCTAAACTATTACTTAACATGAAGAAGACTGTGCTTGACATTGAAAAGCTTATAAACAACATGGGCAAGTCTAATAGCTTGCCTTTTGTTAATATTAAGTTCAAGTTAAACACAGACGAAATTGAGAAACAAATCAAGTCAATCAATAGTCTTGCGGATAAGGCTAGGGGTACTGGTAAGTCTCCTTTAGATGACAAAACACTTAAGCGTACAAACATTGAGGTCCACAATGTAGCTGAGTCCTATAAGAACCTTAGAAACGCTGTGTCTTCTGTGGATAGTGCGGTTACTAAGCTTACCTCTAATATGCTAAGATTAGGGTCTGTGAACCCTGCTAAAGCTATGTTAGGTAGCTTCAAGGCTATCTCTTCTGAGGTACTTGGCATCCAACGTTCCCTAGCTTCTATGGTAGGTGGAGGACTCAAAGGGAGTCTTTCAGGAATTGTGTCAGGTGTTAGAACTGCCTTTCGTTCAGGGTTAGGAGAGCTTAACAAAGAAGCCAATAACCTTGGGGATGCTATGCAGATTTACCGTATCAACATGCAAGCATTAGGTAAGACTGAGAAAGAAATCAACTTATCCATGAAGCGGTTGGGTGATTATGGTAAGGCATCTGTGTTTGATGCAACTGACCTCTTGGAACAGGCTTCTACATTCACTGCCTATAATAGAACTGATGCTGAAGCAATCACAAAAGCCTTTGCAGGACTTACAGCTCAGACTAAGGACCCTGTACAGGGTATGAAGACCATCACTACACAGGTTTCTCAGATGTTGGCGGCAGGAGTGCTTAATCAGCAGGACTTCCGTTTTATTCGTGAGCGTTTCTCAGCTCTTGGTGCATCAGAGTTAAACAAAAAACTTACTGAACTAGCTCAGTCTAAAGGTGAGTCTAGTATTGTGGATGCTACAAGAAAAAGACTTATCTCTGCTGATGAGTTTCTTGATATAGTCAAACAGGTAGGTGGAGACCCAAGGTTCCAAGAACTTGTAACCTCTATTATTACACCTAGACAGGCTATTGCCAACTTGAAAGAAACCCTATCTAATCTCCTTGTGTTTGATAAGGTTGATGATGAAGGTAATGTTACTCCTGGTGCACTTAACAAAGTTTATGTTGCCACTAGAGAGTTCATCAAAGGTATTACTGAAATTGTAGGTAGTACAAAATTTGAGGAATATATCCGTAAGTTTGGTGATGCTTTAGGTGGACTTATTACTAAATTCTCACAAGTAGGTAGAACTATTGGTATAGCTGAAGGTTCAGCCCTCCTACGTTCCTTAGAGACCTTTGGTAGAGACCTTAGCAGAGGTTTTAATGGTAGTGGTTATATCAAGGAGCTAAGAGAACTATCACGTTCTATCACTGAGTTCTTCAACACAAGTGGTAACAATATAGGTAAGTTCTTAGGAGAAGCAGGTAAGGAATATATCAAGTTCCTTAAGTCTATTACAGACATTGGTACAGAAGGAATTAAAAGTGGTTTCCTTGATGGTATCACTGAAGTCATCAAGATGTATAAAAACCTTGCTGACCTTGCTGTGTCCTCAGGGGCTATTAAAGTGCTCTCAGAAAGCTTCTCACGCTTCTTTAAGGTAGTTAATGATGTAATTACCACAGGAGCTAATTCAAACGCTCTGAAGGCTACTGTAAGCTCTCTAGGAGAGTTTATTAAGCAACTCTTTGACTCAATCCAGTTTATTGGTACAAAGACAACTTTAATTCCTACAGCATTAGGTGTTCTGAAGAGTATGCTTAACTTCTTTACTGAAGTTATGGGTAAAATTCAGAAAGGTTTAAACCCAAGTAGAGTTAATCTAGGACTTAAGAAGATTGGTGAAGTAATCAACAACCTCTTGAGGGGTCTAGCCCCTATTGTGGCTGAGCTAGGGTCAGGTCTTATAAACTCCCTAACTTCTACCTCAGGTATAGCTTTCTTTAAAGCACTGGGCAACTTTATCCAATCAGTAGTTAGTGGTATTAGGAACTTCTTTACTCAGATGGGTGGAGGTAGTGTTGAAGCAGGTATGCAGAGACTCTTAACAATATTCACTAACATTGTTAATGTTGCTACCACAGTCACAAATATTATTGGGGCTAATGCTCGATTATTTGTGAATGTACTATTATTCTCTAAAGTTTCAACATGGGTAGCTAAGCTTGTAGCCTTTGTAGGTACAGTCACTTCAAGCTTATCCTCTGTTTTAGGTGTAACCTCAAAATCAGGGTTAGCTAAGAGAGCACTAACCCAAGGTTCTACTTTTGGAGCAACTACAGGAAGCTTATATGGTGCTCCTGCTGTGATTACTCAAGGTTCTCCTCAAGCTGGCTTATTAAGAGGAGCTTATGAAAGCTATAAATCTGCTAGACTTGACTCAGGAAGTAGATTACAAGGACTAAAAGCAGGGTTTACTTCATTTAAGTCAGGTATGAGTTCTAGTGCCCTTAGAGGTATTGGAAGAGGTGCCTTACTTGTAGGTGGTTTAGTAGGTGACATGGTTATTGATGGTTTGAATGGTTTAGTTCAAGACTCAGGTGTCAATAACTTTGTCAAAAAAGGTGCTCACATTGTGTCAACCACAGCTAAAGGTGCCTTGTACGGAGCAGGTGTGGGAACACTGTTTGGTCCATTAGGTACTACTATTGGAGCAGGTTTAGGAGCATTATCAGGGCACATCTATGGTTGGTTTACTAAGTCTACTCAACAACAACTTACTGAACAAGAGGCTGAGATTAAGAAACAGGCTAAGGAAGAGGAAGATAAGGCTAAGTATGAGCTTGTAAAATCTAGAACAGAAGCTATGAGAGAGGAAGGAAAAGCTTTCACCTCAATGATGAAAGGCTTCTACCAGTCCATCACAGGCAATGAGAACAATGACTTAGCTAATTCATTAGCTACAGTACAAGGTATCTCTAACCAAGCAGGGCTACCTGTTAAGAACGCTAAACTTCTATCAGGACTCTCCAATGAACAGCTTGACTTCAACTCTCTTCAAGGCTACTCTCTTAGATTGAATGACCAAACTAAGACATGGCAGGAATGGAAAGAGCAACTAGGAGCCTCTGATGATGAGTTACTAGCAACTGTGCAACTCCTCTATGGAAGTGTTGGTATAGCTTATGCTGAGCTTACAAACACTGTGGATGGTTCAACCATTCAAATAAGAACTCTCACTAATGGAGAGATGACTAGACAGAATACTAATGTTGAGAAGTTTGTTGAGACTCTAACTAGTCTTGGGGTAACTGTGGATGAGACTAAGAAGACTCTATTCAAAGACTTATCCTCTTATGCTGACACATTAGGTCTAGCTCTTAACACTAACAATTTCTCTTCTAGAGATGACCAAAGACAAGCTCTTATTGATGCACTCAAACAAGTAGGACTTTCAGAAGCAGAGCTTAAAGATAAGAGTATTACTGAGCTTAAGAAGTATGCACGTACAATTAAGGAGTCTGCTGATAAGTATGGTGTTAGTGCTCAAGAAGCTAGTGGTATGCTTATTGATGACATAGCTAAGGAATTAAAAGGTCTTTCTGAAGAGACTGTAAAAGCTGTCATGGATGCAACTTCAGATATGACCATTGAGGAGTTGACAGAACTTCAGGCACAGCTAAGTAAGCGAGACTATGCTAAGGGTGCATCTAAAGCCCTTGAGAAAGTAAATATTGCTAACAAGCTCAATGAAATTGATAACTTCCTTATCAAGGACTTAGAGTCTTCTGTGACTACTCTAGTAAATGCTGTAAATCTTCTAGGAGGTTCAGATGACGAGAAAATAGATAAACTTGCTAAAAATCTCCAACCAATGATTAAAGGCATTGATGAGACTACAGCTAGAGCTATTTCTGAGCGTATGATTAAGTACAAAGAGACTCTTGAAGAGGCTATAAAACACCTAAGAGAAGAAGGTAAGTTCACACCTGCTGAGATTGAATCTAACAAAGAGTACATTACAAACTATGTAAATGCTGTGGGACAACTCCTTAAAGATGGTAAAATTAAGGTTGATGAGGCTAAAGACCTCCTTAAGGGTGTTAATGTATCTGAGGTAAGTACTACTGAGCTAACTGAAGGCGGTAAGCTTTTAGTAGAGTCTGTGAAGGGTAAAGTCACTGAGACTAAGGGTTCACTGAATAAGATTAAGTCTTCTGTGGATGGAACTAAAGTTGGTGATGTAGATACTTCAGGAATTAGTGGATTAGGTGGTAGTATTACTAATGCCTTATCTGACTTAGCTACCTCAGTATGGGATAAGATTTCTGATATCTACAATGCTATTCCTTTCGTTCCTAAAGCAAGTGCTAGTAAAGTTACACCTAATAAGGGGGCTAAGAAGGGAGTCAATAATTGGGCTAAAGGTAAAGGAAAAGGTAAAAAGACTGGTCATAGGTTCACAGGAGGTCCTGTTAAATATTACTCTGATGGAAGTATTGGAGGAATTGATTGGGTTTCACGTGGAACAGACACAGTGCCTACTATGCTAACTCCTGGTGAGTATGTACTCCGTAAGAAAGCTGTTGATAGTCTAGGAACCAACTTCCTTGATAAGCTCAACAAGTATGGCTTCAGTGCTTTGCAAAAGGGCACAGGTCAGACTATAATTAACAATGTATATAACAATAACAATGCTCAGATTAGTCAAAATATTGACAATAAGTCTCAGTATTTGAATGGTATGTACGGAATTGATAAGTTAATGAGGTATGTATAATGTTTAGATGTGATGAAAACCTTTCAAAACCTAAACGATATATCCAATATAACGACCTTGTGTTCCTTGGTAGAAAGTCTATTGATGAACAGTCTGAGAGTATTAGTCTGAGAGAGCATAAAACCTCTCGGACTTTTACTCATGGTTCTTATGTTGGTAATCAGAGTGATAAGTCATTGATAGAAAGTAACTCTATCTCACTGAAGGTTGCCCTTAGAACACAGGATTGGTCTGAGGAACATGTTCAGGCTCACTATGACTTCATCATTGAACAACTAACTACACCAGGAAAGCTGTGGGCTATTCAAACAGGTCTACAGCTTGTGTGGTGTAATGCTTATGTCACTAGTATTCAGTCAGCTAAGGAGTGGATAATCACAGATGATGACTACCTTGTGTTCAAAGTTGAGCTAGATAATCCTGATGGTGTTTGGTACAAGGCTGATGAGGCTAAAACTTATCTTGAACCTTATGATAACTGTGACTTCATTGATATGAAAGCTAGTTGTCTAGGTAAGTCTAGAGCTTGCTGTAACACCCTACCTAACTGTGATAATCACTGTGAATGTTGTGAGACAGATTGTAGCGATATGGAAGGTATGATTGACCTTTGTACTGCTCAGACTAATGTAGAGTTCATGAATGACTTCTATGAGGAGTGTAACTCTAAATGGAGAGTAGTATATAACTGTTCTAGATGTAAACAGGATGGTAAGAAATTACAGGACCTCTACAAACATGCTATCTGTGACACCTGTGTAAATGAAGTCCTGAATGGTGATTTCTTATCTACCACTGTTCTAGATAGTCACAGATGGAGTTTTGCTCTTGAAGGTGACTTTAAGGACCCTATTGTTAGACTAAATGATAGAGACTTTAAGATTTTAGGTACTTATAGTGGTGTACTAACAGCAGACTATAAAGGTAAGGTAAAATATGCTAAGTCTTGGGAATGTCTAGAGTTCAGCTATACTGATGTTCCGCTAGAAGCCTTAAGATTGTGTGCTGAGATGCCTTATATCAAGAAGGGTCTTAACACAGTGTCAGTTAGTGGAGTTACAAGTGAAAGTGCTTGTATCTACATAGATTATGAGAGCGTAACTATATGATTGGATATATTTTAAATAGCAAAGGTTCAAATAGAGAGTCTACCATTATTTCTAAGGATGACTTCTTAGGTGAAATTTCAGTTGAATTTTCTATGATGGAGGTTCCTGCAATCCAACTAACCCTACCTATCAGATATTCTAAACTAATTAGTGGTAACACACATATAGTTATTCAGTCAGATGACTGGAAGTATGAGGGTTATGCAGGGGATAAGTCAAATGACTTTAACAATATGACAGTAACAGTGCAAACTTCTCATGTGATTGGTAGGTTGGGTAAAAGAACCCTCCCTACTAATGTCACTGTCAAGGCTCGTTCTGTGGTATCTGCTGTAGAACAAGCACTAGGTTATTGGTCTAATGAAGCTCATAAGGATGACCTCCTAAATGACTTTAAAATCAAGTATGTAGATGACTACGCTGAGAAGAACCTTATCGAGTATGAGTTTTCTAATGAGACTTTCCTTGAATTTCTTACTAAAGTATGTGAGAAGACTACATCTCTATATTGGAGAGTCAGTCGTTATGACCCTTATCTAATTGAGTTTGGTATCTTTGGGATTAAGAAAGATGTTCTAATAAATGAGTATAACCATTTAGTATCATTAGATAATGTAGAAGAGAACTATGAAGATACCATCAATATTGCTGTAGCAATGTCAGATAAGTCTGATAGTGGAGCTAGTTCACTAACCCTTAGGGACATCTTCCATAATCCTAAATTTATGCTAGAAGGCTTCCCTGTGATTAAGACAGGTAACAAGGTAAACTCACAGCGTTCTTATGACTATCCACAGCTTCCTGTGTTTGCTCCTGAGATTATTGGTGATGAGTTTGCTGTAATGGACACAGAAGGCATTGCACTGGAAGCAGGAGAACTCTATTGGGGTACTGTGACAGATAATGACACACAGTCTATCGCTGAGGATAACAAAGAAATCACTGATAGTGATAGATTAAGGGCCACAGAACAACTATATCGGACAGCAATACGAAGATTAAGAAACTCAAGAAGAAAAGTATTTTACAATATGACTATTGAACCTATCACTGAAACAAGAGTGCAAGCAGGAGATAGGGTAATGTTTGTGTTAAATGCAGGAGTTTGGGAGCTTACAGCCTGTACTAAATACTATGAGAAGATACTTAAGGAAAGTTCTTGGTTCTTTGTGACTAAAATAATGGACATCTATAGTGATGGAGTTCACTTACAGAAGTTGGAACTATCTAAGTTTCTTCACAGTGATAGAGATATTGTAGTAAACCAATAGGAGGTAACATGGCTAATCATTTAAACAAGCTAATAAATACGGTTGGTAGGACTAAATCTAGGGTAATCCAACAGTCAAAACAGCGTAGAGGAGGGGTTACTGACCTCTATGCACTTGACTATGTTAGTTCACTATCCACATCTACTGGCTGTGCTCCTGTTAGTGATGATAGCTTAGAGGGAAGTGAAAGTGATGACCTTGAAACTAGAATTAAAACCCTAGTCAGGGCTATCAAGAAAGAAATTCCTGATGCAACTCCTGAAGGTGTGGCAGGTATAGTAGGGTATTTTGGTAGAGAGTCCAATGTTACTGCTAGAAGATACGAGGCTGACTATCTAACTGACAACCAATTTGATAAGATGGTTCAAGAGCCTACAGCAGAAAACCTTCTAGGTTCATGGGGAGCTTTTGCAGGATTATATAGCTATCCTCTGGATGAACCTGGGTATAATGTAGGTGGAAAACACTGGATTGGTTTAGGCTTAGGGCAATGGACTGGACCTAGAGCTAAGGCACTCTATGAATTTGCTAAGGGAAGAAACAGTAACCTTTTCACATTTAATACTCAAGTAGCCTTTATGATGACTGAAGAGGGTCTAAAGAATGTGGTAAAAGAAGTTGCCACTAGTAAGCTAGATGTAGCACAGAATACTACTAGGTTCTTAGCCGATTGGGGGAGAGTTCCAGGCAATGCACTACAAGAACGTATTGATTTTGCTAATAAATACTTTGAACTTATCAAAACTACTCTAGAAAGTAAGAGCACCGATGAAGATAGTGAAAAGTCTAAGTCTGACAGTGATACTGTAGTCATCAATAAAGGACAATCCTCAGCTAAGTTTAGGGTACTTGTGCCTAGTGACCTTGATAGGTTCCAAAGATGGTTCCTCAAGTTCATCATAGAGATGGATAAAAGCCCCTGTGAGGACGGTAAGGTGATACCCCTTACAGATGTCCACTTAGTCGTTTCTGCTTCAAACCAAGCCACAGGAGAGACCTCAGAGATTGAATTAACAGAAATCTTTAGAAGACAGTGGGGATGTAATTGGATTGGAGATGATGCTAGTGGAGAAGGTATTTTCCCTAACAACAATGCTATGGAAGGTTATGACCTTATGTATTCTGCTTGGTATCTAAATGATACTCAGAGAAGTGCTTTATTCAGCCCAGGAGAGAAAATCTTCACTGTATATGCACTAGGGGAAGCTAAGATTACCCTCAGAAACTTCCTCAAGTTTAGTCATATAAATTAGGAGAGTTATGAACAGTCATATCAAGAACCTTTATACTAAACGCAAGCATAAACTCATTCAGCTACATGCTAAGGAGAAGAAACAGTTTCTCCTAGAACAGCATATATCTGAGCATCCTACTGATTACACTTCTGTGATTAGTAACGAGATATTAAAGAGCGATATCAAGCGTATAGAGTATAATATTAAAGAGATAGATAAACAGATGGAGTTATATACACATGATTAACAAGAAGCTAGTACAAAGAATGTATGACAGGATTTTAGTTGAGTCAGTAGTTGAGTCATTCTTCAGGCAGATTTATAAAAATCATGATAGAGGTGGAGCTAAAGAGTGGTTAGACAATAGAAATTTAGAGCTTACTCTAGAGTCTAATGTCATCACTTGTGACCATGAAAACAACACTATTACCTATAATGATGAGGTTTTTGACTATGACTTCCAATACATAACTAACCTGTGCATAAGTTTACTTAAGGATAAGATTGAGGTATAATTGTTATGACAAATGCTTATCAAGTTGCACAGCGTGTGGTAGGTCAATCCATTGATGTTGATGGGTTTCCTCCATTTCAGCCTTATCAGTGTGTTGACCTTGTGAATTGGGTAGCTCGACAATTTGGGGGTACTCTATTTGGTAATGGTAATCAAATTGGTATAGGTAACGATGTTAGTAGTTTTGCTGATGTTATACCATACTCTCCAGGTGTTGAGCTTAAGGTTGGTGATATTATTTCTACTAATGAGGCATCAACACCTTATGGTCATACCTTTGTGTATGGAGGAGGGCCTATCGATAATGCCCTTATAATTGAGCAGAATTTTGCAGGTATCACAAAGGTCATAGAGCACAGACGCTCAATTACAGCCTACGGTGGTACTATTCTAAGAATAGTTCGTATAAGAGCACAAGATAACTACACTCCTGAAGCAGGAGGTACAATACCTGATAAATCAGGGCCATCACATAAAAGTGGTATTCAAAGAACCTTTTATGAAATAACCTGTGATAAGGTTGAAGGAATAAAGGGTATTGATGACCCTACTGTACTAGATACCTTCTACAAGTGTAACAAAGTAACTGGTAAACTAAACGGTGAGTGGTTAATCTATGATAAGTATGATGGCTCAGTAGGATATATACCTAGAAGTTGTGTCACTGAGAAGAAAGAATATTCTAAGCAGGATAAAGAGCAAGGTAAGAAAGAAGTCGAGAAGGCTAATGGATATGATAAGTTCCCTGACAAGACAGAAGATGGTCTTGACCAAGCAGGTACACAACCTATCTATACATTGGCTCAATTCATATCATTAGGTCGTATAAACTACAATGGTTATGAATGGACTTATTCTTCAGGAAACAACTTCCCTGCTAGTGTAAATGTTAACAAAAGCTACAATGCTTATGGCTTTTTAACCGATAGTGATGGTAATATTATTCTATCAGTTCCTTCATCTTGGGGTGATGTGAAGGGTAGAATATATAACACACCTTTTGGTTTTAAAGGCAAGGTCTACTTGACCAACGAAAAAACATCAATAGATGTATACGTAAGATAGGAGTTACTATGGCTTATAAATTAGCTGAAGAAGACAAATTGTGTGGGATTGAATATCCTACATATGAGGGGTATAAACCTATCCCTAAAGCAACCTGTGAGATGTTAGAGACTCAGTGTGGTAGTATTGAGGTTGTGTTTAATTGTGAGAAGAAGAAGGAAGAGGATAAACCTAAGCCTAAACCTGATGAACCAACTCCAAAACCTGAACCAAAGCCTGAGCCTAATCCTGAGGAACCTAAACCTCAACCTAATCCAGTTGAGCCTACACCTGATAATCCTGTAGAGCCAACTCCTAACCCTGACCCTAAACCAACACCTATGCTCACTAATGAGGAGCTGGATACTATTGTGTCAGGTAAGCTACGTTCTGATGGTATTCTAGGTAAGTATATTGCCAGCCAAAACAATAAGTTAATCGAAATTGTAGACCCTACTCCTGAAGAAATTGAAGCTTATAAGAAGGGTATTACAGATAAAGTAAGGGATATTCCTGAGCTTGAAGGCTATACTGTGGAAGTATCAGTAGATAAAATTCCTAGTGGAGAACCTGAGGTAGGTAGTGAAGTTACAGGTACACCTCTATATACTAAGATTGTGAAGATTACTAAACCTAATGGTGATATATATCAGTCTGAGCCTATGAGTATTGGTACTACTACTGATAATACTATTGACTTACTGGAAGCACTACCTAAAGTAGAAGGTAAGTTTTCTACAGTTGTAGTCAAAGATGGTCAAGTAGTTGAAGTTCCTGAAGTATCTAATGAGGATAAGAGAGCCTTTGAAGATAAGATTATCAATGACTTGAAGGCTAAGTTACCTGAAGGAACTACTGTAGAAGCTGTGCTTGAAGGTCCTAAATATGGTAAAGGCTCAGAATTGATATATGGTAAGACTAACTATGAGCTAAATGTTAGGGTAACTAAGGACAACTCAGTCTATGAGCACAAGTATAAGGTTCCTCATACTGAAGAAGAACCTTCAGAAGTTCCTGAGGTAGATATTGACAATCTAATTAATAGTTTATACTTAGGTATTATTACAACTGATGGGGATGAAATTGTTTCTATTGAGAAATTGGAAACAAGAGAACCTATCACAGATAGTACCCTACAAGGTATTGGTGAGTCTTTCAAAGCTGATTTAGAGAAAACTTTAAACTTAGGTAATGAAAGTAGTAACAAGTATAAAGTAAATAGTTTTACTATCACTATGCTTAAGCATGTAGGTAATCATGTTGTAGTAGGTCAACCTATCTTTAGCTTCACTGTTAACATCACAAAGCCAAATGGTGAAGTAGTGGTTAAAGAAGGTAAACTACAATCAAGTTGGGTAGACACCCTATAGGAGAGCTAGATGGATAGACTAATTGTAAAGCTACTAGAGAATCAAGCTGTGGTTTCAGGACTAACACTCTTTGTAACCACAGCTTGTGGTTGTGGAGTAGCATGGATGAACCATAAGAGAAACCAACTAGTTGAGCTATCTAAGGGTGCTAAACGCTCTAGTTTACGCTCTGAGTACCTTAATATCTATAACTCTACTGAGTTTACTTGGCAGGAGAAGTGGGACATGACTGAGCCTCTTGTGAAAGAGTACTTCAATGACCTTAATGGAAACCATTACATTCATGGGTTAAATGAAAAGATGAGAAGACATATAGAAGAGGAGATTGCAAATGGTAAAAGTAACGATTGATGCAAGCTGTTTATGTAAAGGTGGAACTACCCAAGATAACACAGAATTGCTTGACCGTATCAAAGCCCTTGAAGGAAAGACAGATAACTTTGTAAAAGAAGTCACTGTGTCTAGAAAGGGCAATAAGGTAAAATTCACATACACTAAGGTTGATGGTACATCTAGTGAGGTAGAATTTGATGATAAGGATACTATTTCTATTGCTTATGATGACACTGCTCTTAAGGAAAGAGTAACAGCATTAGAGGAAAAAGAAGACAAAGACACTGTGTATGATGATACTGAACTCAAGGGAAGAGTACAAGCTCTTGAAGAAAAGGTTGATAATGATACAGTGTATGATGATACTGAGGTTAAAAATCGTCTAACTACTCTCGAAGAAAAGGTAGATAATGACACTATTTATGATGATAGTGCATTAAAAGCTAGAGTAGAAGCCTTGGAGGCTAGACCTAGTGGAGGAACTAACTATGATGATAGTGAAATCAGAGAAGAAATTCAGGACTTAGGTACTTCTGTAGCCTCTATGCTTCATGAAGTAGGTACTATTAAAACTAACACAGAGTCTCGTATTGAAGCTTTAGAGGCTAAGGTTGATAAAGGGTCTGACTGTGATTGTAATGCTATCAATAGTGAACTAGATAGGTTAGAACTAAGATTACAAAACCTAGAAAGAATCCTTGATGCACCTCCTGTCCCTTCCTCTAACTAATTATGAAGTAATTTAATATTTTTAATATATAAGGAGGACTAAATGTCAGAAGAAAAATGGATGCTTTCAGATAAGCAATATAATATCCTTAAGAAGGTACTCATCAATGTTGTACCTCCTCTAATTGCCCTTATTGCAGGATTAGGCTCACTGTATAACTTTGATGCTAACTTAATCAATGGAACTATTGGACTATTTGCTACATTCTTTGCAGGAGTTCTAGGAGTATCTAAACACAACTATAATGCAGGTAAGGGAGAGTAGTCATGGATTATAAAACCTTTAAGTCCAAGTGGATGAATAAGGGCACAGATGTAGATGGAGCATGGGGGACCCAATGCTGGGATTTATATGCACAATGGTGTAAGGAAAATGGAGTACCCTATGCTAACTGTACTGTGTCAGGCTATGTAAAAGACCTATGGGAACAAAGACGAACTAACGGTATTCTTAAATACTTTGATGAAGTAGAAGTTATGGAGGAAGGAGATGTAGCTGTTTTTAGAGAGGTAGCAGGATGGACTCCTGTATCTCATGTAGCTTTGTTTGACAGTGATGCAGGTGGAGGCTTTGGTTGGTTCTTTGGTCAAAATCAAGGAAGTCAACTAACCCATCCATCAGGAGGTTCATCTGCAAACCTTGTGAAGCTTCCTTACTCTGCTACTTACCCTACAGCCTTCAGACTTAAGAAGAAGGCTACACAACCTAAAACACAAGGAGGAAATACTGCTGTGGCTGTACCTGCTAAAAATATCAATGGTGAAATCTACTCAGGGCTTATTACTGGTGTAGATCCTAATGTAATGAATTGTGATAGCAATAGAACTAAGATTGATAGAATTGTCGTGTAAATAAATATTCATAGATTAAACTTGTAGAAAGGAAATCTTTTATGCTAGAACAATGGAAAGTAATTGAAGAAGATAGAGTACTTAAGGATACATTTCTAATTAGTAACCTTGGGAGAGTTAAAGCAAGAACAAGGACAACAACTTCTTACTGTGGTAATACCCCTTACAAACGCACAGTGAAAGGTGGAATCCTAAAAACCTCTGAAACAGGTAAAACTAGAAATGGTAAAGGTTATCTTGGAATACCTTTAAGATGTGAAGATGGGAGACAAAGAAGCTTCCTTATTCACAGACTAGTAGCTAAGTACTTCTTACCTGATTGGGATGAAAACTTAACTGTCAATCATATTGATGAGGACAGGTTCAACAATAAGGTAAGTAATCTTGAGATGATGACTCAATTACAAAATAACAACCATGGAGACAGAAAGAAGAAAGTTGAAATCACTAGAGAGACCAACAAATGGTCAGGAAAGTGTGTAAGACAAGCTGTAAAACTTACTAATATTATAGACAACACAGTTCTATACTTTCCTAGTAAGAATACAGCATGTAAATTTCTTAGAGTTCTCCCACATAAGCTAGACAATGTATTGTCAGGCAAGAGAACTCATGTACATGGTTGGAAAGCAGAAAGAATAAGCACTGCTAGGTATCGTGAGAACCTAGTACCCAAAACATAAATTGCTTTGAAAGAGCTTAGAGCCTTAATACCACAATAGAGGGGAAACCACTCTATGAAGGTTTGAAAAGTTTAAGGATTGCTCAGTTTAGCATCACTACCCCTAAGTCTTCGGATATGGGGAATGTTCAACGACTATCCCATGGGCTGGGAGTAGGGTTCAAGTGAACCCGAAAGAAGAACTATCTCTCGTAGATAGAAAGATATAGTCTGGACACGCTCTGTAATGGAGGTGCTGTGAATTGACACAGAGTTGGCTTAACGACCCAATGAAACGCTCGCATCATAATGCATCTTTGAGTGATGCTGTAGCTAGAAGCACATGGTATGTATCTACAGGACATGGAACATCTGCTCACTATCAAGTAACCCCTGATAAAATTTGGGGATGTGTTGGTGAGAACTATGTTGCTTATCATGCAGGTAACTATCCTGTGAATCAACGCTCTATTGGTATTGAGCACTTAAACAACACAGGTGCTCCTACATGGACTATTGCTGAGGAAACTTATAGAAACTCAGCTAGACTCATTAGAGACATCTGTGAGCGTTACAATATCCCTATGGATAGACAGCACATCCGTAAACACAGTGATTATGCTCAAACCCAATGTCCGGCAGGGATTGACATTGATAAGCTTATTGCAATGGCTAGAGGAGCTGAATATGTAACTCCTTCTAAATCTACTCCTAAGACTTCTCCTGTGAAGGGTAAGCCTCAACATGCTTACCGAGTGGATGACTTGAAATATGTAAACGGTTTGTGGCAAGTTTACAGTAAAGAGCTTGTACCAACTAACCTAAATTGGTCAGATAATGGAATTGCTGTAGAGGACATCATTATCACAGATAAGAATGGTGCTAAGCTTCCTAATCAAACTACACATGTAGGAGACTACTTTGTGTTTGACCAAACTGCAACTGGTGATACAGGTGTAGGTGGTGTAGGAGATGGAAACTACTATTGGAGAAAATTCAAGCTAAGAACTTCAGGAGAAATCTGGCTTTCAGCTTGGGACTTAAACCACTTATTGTTTGGTTAAGGGGATGGGGATTATCCCCATCCCCTTTTTATTGGAGGAACTATGGAAGATATTTGTAAACACAAGGATTGCTCCTGTGAGAATGTTGGTATAGGTGATTGTACTAAACTGCAAGAGCTTAATGACCTACAAATTAGACCAAAGATGAGGGCTATTCTTAAGGCTGAATGGTGTAATCTACCTGAGGCTATTAGAAGAGGCTTCTATGGTGTGTGGTGTGTTCTTAAGAATATTATTAACCAACTGTGTTATATCATTGATAAGCTAGAGTGCTTAGAGACAAAAGTAAACAAGATGTGTGAAATTTCTAAGTGTCTAGACCAAAGAATTTCAGGACTTACTGACCATATCAAAGGTAAAATGCTTGAGAATGTTTCATTTAGTATGAGGTCTAGTGGTTCAGTGGTAGAGCATAATGGTCAGCAAACTTACACTAAAGTTAGTACACAAAATGATGGCTCATTCTCACTTACATGGAATATGATTGATGAAGGTGAGATTGGTAAGGGTACTATCACTGGTAAGGTTGCTCACATGTACACTATGAAGGATGATGGGACTATTGATGCTCATATCAGTAGAGTAACTTTCAACTCAATCACTTATACAGCTAACCCAGGAGCTAGAAGCTATGGTGTTACAGCTAGATATACTATTGTAGACACTCATGGTAAAGAAATCTTTAGTAGAGCTTATGACCCAGGACAAAGCTTCTCAGATAAGCCTTCAGACTTAACTGTGAGCAAGTCAGTTATCCTACAACCTCAAGGAGGTAACACAGGAGATATTCTCTTATTCAAGACTATTGATGCTTGGGTAGATGCTCCTACTAATGGTGAAGTTAGAGCAAGTTACACAAATAATAACTCTCCTTTACCTAAAGCCGAAGGTTGTGTTATTGACTGTGATAACTGTTAGGAGGTAAAATGCTAGATTACTGCCCTAAATGTAAATGCAAGATTAGGTTCTATAAGAGACACGAATGTGATAAGATGAAGCATGACTTAGCTGACAGTATCAAACTTGCAGGTGATGTTATTGCTAACAGTGATGAATGTAAGCTAAAAGAAAACACAACTCATGGTATCTTTCGTATTTGGTGTGTCATTAAGAACATCATAGAGATTATCTGTGATATAATTAAGCGTATGAAATGCTTGCAAGTCAGAATGAGGAAACTATGTGAAGTTCAGCACTGCTTGGAGTCAAGACTGATTAACATGAATGTTATTATTGATACATACAATTCAGACCAACTTAATAAACCTTCAACTGAGCAAGCAGATTGGGAGGCTAATAAATTAGCATTAGAGAGAGACTATGCTAATAAATTATCCCTATACAATGCACGTAAGAAGGCTCATGATGACAGAATAAAGGACTATGAGGTTAAGCTTATCCAGTATAACCGAAGAAAAGCTGAATATGATAGGCTTAAACGTGAATATGATGCAGGTCAAGGAGCACAGCAAGGTAGTCAAGGTCAGTGGCAAGATGCTTGGGGTACTTTTGCAAGGTCAGGAGCACCTTACGACTCTGCTATGGGAGGTTCACCTAATGGAAGTATACATGGTCTTGACTTGACTACAGCCCATAATGCTGACCAAGGTAGAGGTGTATTCTTCCGTAGTCTAAATGATGAGGGTACTTCAGTAGAGATGAAATTAAATCTTGTGGGGTATTCCTATGAGGGTAGAGGGGTAGCTATTCAGGGAGGTTATTACGTACAGTATGGAGGAACGTATGACTGGTACCTAGACTACTATGTATCTACAGATGGAGGTAAAACCTACAGCCCTGTGGAGATGAATGTGTTACTTGCTAGACATGCTGATACACAGAACCTTGCTTATGGTCCTAACTGGCAAGCTTCTACGATTAACTGGACTAGAAGAATGACACTTCCTGCTAAGTTCACTCATCTTAAGACTGAAGTGCGTGGAGATGAACCAGGAGAGAGACATCAGAATGTATATACAAGAGAGCAGATTGTGAAGAAACCTTTCCCTCCATTCACTGAACAGCCTCCTAAGAAGCCTGATGATAACTTTAGTGAGAAACCTCCTGTTCCTCCAGTCATTCCACCTAAGCCTGAGAAAAAGGTAGATACATTGCCACAAATAAATAGTCTCTGTGATTTATTAGATTGCAGATTCGACTGTTTTGAGTCAAGTCCAGATGAAGATGAGCCTCCTCTACCTGAGCCTCCAAGACCTAACCCTATGTAAGGAGATAATATGACAGATTGTGTTAATTGTCAGTGTGAAGAGATTGTGGTAGGCAAGTCAGCCTGTGCATCTCTTAAAAAACAGAATGATGATAGGATTAAACTACATTCCCTTATATTAAGGGACACTTCACTGTGTGACCTTCCTGAAGAAACTTCTAAGGCTATATACTCACAGTGGTGCTTTAACAAGAATATCACTAATCAACTATGTTGGTTAATGAATAATAGCTCAGGAGGTAAGGAATACAAGGCAGGTAAGGATATCAGTATCTCTAGTGATGGAGTTATCTCATTCACAGGAACTATCCCTAAACCATCTGAGCCTTATAATGATGCTAACCTGAGAGCTGAAAACGAGAAGCTTAAGAGAGCACTCAACAAGATTATCAATAACTTAACCGCTAGTGGTGCTTGGCAAGGCGGTTTAGATGGTGACTTTGTACCTAATAGAAATATTGCTACAGGTAACATTAACCTCTTTGGAGGTACACCTGATGGTAATGCTTTCATCCGTACAAACAATGGAAGAACAGAAAATGACTTAGCAGGAGGTGTAAACTAATGGGTTGTTATTCTTGTGGGGGAAACCCTAACACATGGTGTACTAAGTGTATGCCTGCTGAAGATACATGGGTAGCCCCTGTGGATAAACTACCTGATGTATTCATGGGAGATAGGGACCACATGTACCTTCTCCCTAATGGTGATTTATTCATCCTATCTCCTGATAGAACTAAGTGGATTAAAGTAAATGGTACAGGTAACACTACAGCCTATGATGACACAGAAATCAAAAAGAGAGTTACTAATTTAGAGGCTAGGCCTGATAAAGATACCATCACTACTGTGACACAAGGTAAGCGTATCAGGGTAACTAAAAATGGTAATGACTATACTGTAGCAGGTACACCTTTAAGAGCTATAAATATTGCTGAAGGAGGTAAGGAACCTTTAGTAAGTTTAGGTATCAATAATGATGGTGATACTTTTACACTAAACACAATAAAACTAGCAGAAGAATTAGGTAAACTTCAGAAGAAAGAAGACAAACCTGTGACTTCCTCAGGAGTGACCACATTCTTTGCTAAAGGTGATATCTCAGGTAATGGTAATTCACAAGGGGTGAAGGTCACAAAGGATAAGCTTGTAAATGCTGACACTATCAAAGTAGGTGACATAGTAACTGATAGCTACTGGAATAAAGACCTCTTCAACATAGGAATGTTTAAGGTAGCCTCTGTGGATGGTAATACTGTTACCCTAAACGGTGTTAATGACATCACTTATAGACACCCTAAACAGTCTCTTACTCTATCAGGTAGAACCTTAGCTATCTCAGATGGTAACTCAGTCAATCTACCTAATGATAAACAGACTATCTCTAGACAAGGTAATAAGCTTGTGTTATCAAATGGAGGAGGTGAAGTTGACCTTCCTACTCCTAAGGATGTCGTGCCTTATGATGATACAGCACTTAAGAGAAGAGTAGATGCTTTAGAGAAAAAAGAGGACAAGGATAAACAAACCCTAACACTTAGTGGTAACACTCTATCAATATCTAATGGAAACTCTGTGAACCTTCCTCAGTATGTATCACTCCAAGACTTCAATAATCTTAAGAATGAGTATAATAAACTCAAAGGTGCTTTTGATAAACTTCTACAAGACCTTAAAGGTTCAGGAGCATGGAACCAAACAGGTGGAACTATCTTTGAAGGTAGTCTAAAACCTGATAGACATATTGCCACAGGTAATATCAACTTGTTTGGTGGCACTGTGGATGGTAATGCCTTTATCAGAACTAATAATGGTAAGACTGAAAACGATTTAGCAGGAGGAGTAAGTTAATGGCTGACCAAACTACATTAAACAATGAACAAGTAGCCAAGGTTAGACAAGTCCTAAAGTTAAATATCTATTCAACTGATAGTGGTACAACCTCTACTATCCAAGGTAATAGTTTTAAGATTGAGTCTCCTATGACCGTTCCTTACAATGGAGTTGAGACTCCTATTGGTTATATTAGTTCAGAGGGGAATATCTACTATGACCTTACTGTAGAAGGTGGTAAGGTAAAGGCTAGGAACATTAGGGCTGTAATCAATAAGGCTTCTTATAGAAAAGCTCCTGATATTGGAGCCTTCGCTATGGGTAATGCTTCCTACCGTATCAATACACCTCAAGGTGACATCTATAATAAGTCCTATGACCCTATAGGTGGTGCATGGTCAGACCCTATAAATAGGACATTAAACCTTGATAATGTAGAAATATCAACAAAGGCAAATGAACAAGTTCAGTATGTCATGAGTGTGTATGATACTTGGCTATACAACCCTTATGAAGGTAGAATAACATTCTCACTTACTGTTCCTGACATCAATATATTAAATGTACCTGTAGCCCCTAAAGAGGCTAATGTAACAATTAAATATATTGATAAGTCTACTGGAAAACCTCTAAAGAGTAATGATGTATTGACAGGTCAGACTATCGGCTCTTATATCACAAGAAGTGCTCCTAACTTCCTTGGATATGTTCCTGAGAAAAGCTCACTAAGTCTAGTAGTGAAAGAGGGTAATAATGAGCTTACCTTCTACTATGACCCTGCTAAGGCTAACGTCACTATTGAGTATAAGAATAGAGCCAATGGTGCCACACTAAGACCTTCTGAGACTAGGGCTAACCAAAGGGTGGGAAGCACTGTGACAGTCAATGCTCCTGCTATTAAGAACTTTGCTCCTGAGAAAGCTGTGTATACTCACACAGTAGTCAATGGAGAGAATAAGATTATTGTGTACTACACTGAGGATGCTAAGATTAGACCGTGGGCTATCCGAAAGTCTAACTCATGGAAGTCTCTTAACACCACTAGACAGTGGATGAAGATTAGAAGAACAGCTAATCAGAACTATTGGGACACTAAACCTAATGCTGAAATCTATGCCTCAGATGTCAATAAGGAAAACTTCTCTGCCTCACGTATTCGTAAAGGTGGTAAGTGGAAAGCACAAGGAAAGATAGGTAACTAATGGCTATTGATGACAAAACAACTAAACTGAATGAAGCATCATTCACAAGTTACACAGAAAACCCTCATGACCGCTGTTGGTATGATGAGTGTGACTGTGACGATATTCCTATTGCTGACTGTCAGCGGTTGATTGATGAGAATAATAAGGGTATAGGGCGGTTTGCATGTATGGCTGAGAGTCAGAAGTGCTACAACCCTAAGTTCTTCAGTTCATTCATGAAGAAGCTTGCTTGTCAGCTCAATCACTACATCCAAAACATCTGTGCACTGTGGGATATGGTCCAGTGTATGGGTGAATATCTAGCTAAGATGGGAGATGTAGGAACAGTTCATGTAAACTACTCAAGAAACTCTGCTGTATCTTCTGATACATTTTATCACCCTATTACAGAAGGTTATGACCTTTCACTCTATATGGACTCCACTACAGGAGTGGTTCAAGGAGAGTCAGATGATAAGCGTAGAAAACAAACTGATAGAAAATATCGTGTTTACATTAGATGGTGTGCTGATGGTACCTCCTTAAACCCTGCTCAGGATAACACTATGGAGTTTGTAGTATACCACTCAGGAGAACAGTACACAGAAGACCTTAAGAAGAACCGTGGAGTACACTGGCAGATGACTGGTGTATCAGATGGAGCTATGGAGATGTCTGACACAATCATTGTACCCGCAGGACAACACATCAAGTTACGTGTAGAGCCTGCAAACTCATCTCAGGGTACTTTCCGTGTACACCAATTTAAAGTAGAGTATACTCCTATTATGGACAGCCAAGAGCTTCCTGAATGTCTTAAATTCACTGAAGTTCCTAAGGATGACTGTAACTGTGATGATAAATAAAAAAGGACCTTAATGGTCCTTTTTGTTATCTAAATCTACGGTGTCTCCAACGCTTGTAGAGATTGTGATAGTTAGTTAAGCCTAAACACTCTTCTGTGTATCGAGATAGTCCTGGCTCAGCGTTTAACACAACATATAACATGTTCTGTTTATCTCTAATCTCCTTACGCTGTTTACGCATCTTTGTTTGGAAAGTACGTGTGCTTACCTTAATACGCTCACCTAGTTCATTATAGACTTTTTCTAATCTGATATACTCATCAGATGCTTCCTTAGGTGTCATTTCTTTGACACTCTCAATCAATGTACTCATAGTACCATAGCTCCTCTCCTGAACTCTTTATTAAAATACACATATCTCCTTGAGTCAGTTTAACAAATCTGTCGGTACCCTTCCATTTACTTATCTTAGATTGCCTATTCCTAAAACCTCTTACTACTTCATCTAGGTAGCAATTACCCAACTCATCAATCAGCTTTAGGTGATAGCACTTTATTCTCTTTCCAGTAGTCATACATACTCCTTGTGATTACTATCGAGGCTAGTTGCTTTTTAAGTGAGGTAGGCTTCCTAGCAGGGCATGTACTACTCTCGCTAAGAGTCCAACCTATCAACATATTAGCTACATCATTAGGAGTTATAATACGCTCTTTAGGTGTTATGAATGGTTGGTCAATATACCACTTCATTATATCATCCACAAACTCAGCATAATCAGCTATATAAAATCTCTCACGACCTGTGACCCTTAGGTAATGTCTCCTGATAGGTACAGGTACTTTTTTTATGAGGTCAATCTTTATATGCAACTCGTTTATATATGAGAAGTCTGTGGCTATATGGAAGTTGGTAAACTTACCTGTACCAAACACCTTAACATCAGAGTAGTAATTACATATATCATTGCATGACCAACCATAGAATAAGTCCTTAGGTAGCTTATCTATGAAGTCACAGCAAGTGGCTAGAAAATAGTCATGTCTAGGCATACCTGTAGTGAAGGCTGACTTGACAGGTGATACATAGTTACACCTAATCTTTGTGCCTTTCTTTCTCAGCTTATCTGCGACTACCTTAATCTCTTTCACAGTGATTATACCATCAGGGTTAGTACACTGTCTAACAAGCCTCTCATCCCCTATAATACGGTACACAAAGGCTGTAAGTAGTTTATCCCTAACAGGGTACTTAGCTGTGTTTAGAGTACGTATCATGGTCTGAGACATGTCATCTAGGTACTTAAGGTTATTAGGCAATGATTTCCTTGCTAAACTATTAACCTCTTTCTTTTTACTGTGCTTATACTCAAAAGCATCTCTACGCTTGAGTAGGTATAACTTAAAATCTGAAATTAAATCTGGCATATTTTAAACTCCCTTGTAGCAGACATGGACATTATTGATAAAACTAATTGGTTATAGGAGACCTCACGAACATGCAGTATGTCCATGCCTGTTACAAAGGAGTTAGCTCCTTTGCAGTATAGAAATATTAGAGAAACCCCTCTAAGAGCACAGTGTATAAATTACTAGAGGTGGTGTAATATAAATTGGTAAAGAATAAAGGAAACGTACACTGTGCTTTCAGAAGGGGCAACTTAGTTGCCTCTAAATACTAATTCCACTCATCGTCATCTGCGTTTACATCATCAGATACAGATGAACCATCTTCGTCATCATCATCTTCTTCTGAAATGGAGAAGATTTTAGTAACTCGCCACTGACGCTTATCATTGTAAGGGTCAGTCTCTTCAAGAGTGATACCAATGAACTTACCTATGAAGTCTTCAGTATCAAGTTCACTATTAGGGTCTAGACCACAAGCTACAGCAAGGCTATACAAGTCACGGTATCCCCACTGGTTATCACGTACAAAGTGTGTGAAAGTAGGAGGGGTTCCCTCACCATAGTTACCACGAAGTTTAAAAGCATAGTGAGCTAGTCCTGAACCTTTACTATTACCATACTCAATTCCCATAATTTCTACTTCATAGTTACCACCATTGTAGATGTAATCATCACTTGCCTTCTCGGTCTTAAATACAATTTTTGACATTATTCATCTCCTTCAGCTTTCTTATATTTAGCCTGTGTAGAACCATCTGTAAGTCCTACAATCTCATCCCATGTAGGGTTGATTACTGTGTCAGGAATTACTAGTCCTGGTTTACGAGTAACCTTAAGATTGTACACAGGGTTTCCTGCTAGTCGTACTTGGTAGAAGTCTTTAACCTTCTTGTTGCCTTTAACAATCTTAGACTTAGTGATACGCTCAGCGTGACCTAAGATACGAGAGGAAGCTGTCAAGTATTTAGACACACTTTCCATCAAGTTAGGGATAATCTGAGCAGGTACATTCTCATCAGTAACCTCTTCAACGTTCACTGATTTCTGTTGACAGATAACATATACATTCTTACCTGAGTAAGACAAGCGTACAAGAGTGTCAATGAAGGCACGAAGGATAGTTGATGCTTCTCCATAAAGCTGAAGTGTCATCTGCTTAGAGTTTTTCTTTTCCATCAAGTATTTATACAATAGCTCTTGAACATTAGTGAAATGGTCAATAGCAATAGAGTCAAAACTTTCAGCTAGGTTAATAGCTTCTTCTACATCTGACCATGTATAACACTCTGCCACTGAGAAACGCTCTTCAGGAGCCACAGAAGCCAACCCACGGTCTGTATCAATGACAAGCACTTCTCCTGGAAGAGAGTTGATGAAATATGACTTGCCACTTCCAGGTTCCCCATATAAACAGGTAAGCGTATGTAGCTTAATCTTGTTTAACTTTTTAAGTTCCATTATTACTCCTTACTTACCTGTACTTCCATAACCACCACGGTCTTCATTACCTAAGTGATGTACCTCAGTGAATTTTAGTTCAGGTTGGTTTTCCATAAGACGGAACTGACACAATCGCTGACCTCTTGTGATAGAACCATCCCTTACAGCATAGAACTTAGCTCCCCAATAGTCGTTATCTCCATTGTAAGAGTTATCAATCACTCCTACTCCATTAGTTAAGATAAGACCTGTGTGTTGGAATGTACTTGAACGTGGAGCCAAGTGAGCTTCATACCCAAGGGGTAACTCCATTGCAACTCCAAAGTTCACAGTGACAGTATCACCTTTTTTATACTCCAACCAGTAAGGACAGGCTAAGTCAATCCAGTCACCTTGTGAAAGTGCTTCAATTCTAGGTACACTTTCAGCTCGGTACTTAATTTTAATATCAAGCATAATCTTCCTCAATTATTTTATGTATTATTGTTACCATATTTTTAATACTCTCTTTATATACTATTTCATTAACCACTGTCAATGAAGCCTGTGTCATAAATAAGAGCTGTAGAGGTGTCATATCAGGAAGGTCCTTGATGTCAAAAACATAAGGCTCTAGGAGTGTCACAGGTATGTAGTCTAACGAGTAAGCCTTCTCAAGAAAGACTAGAGACTTCTTAAGGTCCTCTAAACCATTCTTGTGCTTGTATCTCCACACATACTTGACAGCAGAAGCTATCAAAGGGTCAAGCCCTGCACTGAGCCAAAAGTCCCAACATTCAAGCCCATTAGATGTGTACCTCTTAGGGTTTGTTATTTCTTCTGAAGGGGTCAAAGCGTTCTCCAATCTCTTTTAACACTGAACCAAAAATAAGGAGGAGGAATATGCAAAGTATCACCTGCCACACTCCTCCAAAGAGCATACCAACTAACAACACAGCAGATAGGATTAAGTAAAGTAGTAAGATAAAAGCTAGTAAGAAGGATAGGCAACAAGATATATAAAATAGTAGTGCTAACATCTAACCTCCAAACAGAAAATATTGTAATATCCCAAGAATTACGAAGCCTGAAAGAATAAGGATGCAAGATAAGAAAATTACTAAGGCTACAGTGAGACAGCCAGAGATAATTCTGTTAAGGGTTTCCATCATTACATGTCCTTCAATTTCGTCTTCAATTCAAGAAGCTCTTTTTCTTTACTCAAGAGTTCAACATATTTCAGGGCAGATACACTGACAGATTTTACTCCTTCCAACCCTTCAATAAGTGCCTCTTGTTTATTGGCTAATAGCATCTGATACTTATCATGTGTATCATAATAATCTTCTCGAACTTTATGAAGCTCTTTAGTAAGATATTCATTATGTGAGTCGAGGTAGTCTAGTTGCTTCTGATACTTAAAATGAAATATTGCATAAACTGTAAAGCTTGCAATAAGCATCATAACTAATTCAATAATAAAATTGCTCATCCTATGCCTTTCTGTAGTGAGTGGCTACAAAGCCCTCTCCCTTAAGTGTTACAATTATATTCTCAGGCTTTCTATACTCATTCATATCAGTGAAGTAAGTATCTCCTGAGTAATCTCCTTCAATCACACTTACTATGAACTCTTCACAGTAGGGGATGAACTGTTTATACACAGATGCCCCACCAATAATCCATAAGTCTTTATCACTGTGCTCATAGAAGTCAATGATTTCTTCTACATTGTTAGCAATATAGACTTCCTCTCCATCATAGCCTTCAATCTCATCCCTGTGTGTAAGGACTATGTTGACTCTATTCTTAAGAGGTCTACAGCCTATAGACTTCCATGTAGTGTGTCCCATGACAACTATACTACCAGTGGTCTGATTTTTGAAGCAGTTTAGGTCAGTCCCATTGTGCCAAGGGAGACTTCCCTCAGCACCTATGAGACCACCTTCAGCTTCAGCCCAAATTAGTTTAATCATTAAGCTTCAATAAGGAAAGCAGGGTGATTAAATTGTGGGAAGCGCTCTTCAATTTCAGCTAGTGTGAACTTACCAATACGGTCAGTTCCATGACCAAACACATCAGCTTCATCAGTGAAACCTGAAATTTGCCCATCAGCATTGATAGCAATGTAAGGAGCTTTTACGTTACGCTCTTTCTTACCAATGTAGATGATGTATTTTTGTTCTTCTACAACAGGTGTAGGAACTACAGTTTCAATAATTGTAGTTTCGATACCGAGAGTGCTTGCAAGTGCTTGCACAAGTTGATTGAATTGTTTGTTATCCATGACGATAACCTCCTTTATGAAAATAATAATTTTTGTAATAACGTAGTTCTAGGTTATTACATGTAATAGTTTATCAAATTTAGGTTAGGTTGTCAACCCTTTTTTGAAGATTTTTCAAAATTTTTCTCAATAAAATCATCCAAGTCTTCTAACATGTCTCCAATAAAGACATAATACAGGTAATCATAAGCGTCAGGCTGTCTATCTACAGGTCTATATAGACGATAATCAGGGTTTGCTTCAATAATATTAACAGTCTCAATAAACTGATTGAAGAACTCCTCAGCACGATACTTATTAAAGATATAAGTCTTGTGTTGTACAATCTTCTTAGTACGAACATTGATAGCAGGGTTCACAAAGGCAAACTTGAAATCTCTTACTTTATAACCAAGCTTATCATATACATACATATACATGTTAGCCTGAAGACCATATTTATAGTTCTCTTCTTTAGGAGCCTTTGATACAGTCTTATAATCCACAAGAGTTACAGTACCATCATCATTCTGAATGACAGCATCCACAATCCCTGTGAACTGATGACCATTAGGGAGGTCAAAGTACACCTGATTTTCTGTCTCAATGATTTTAGAGGCATCAATCATGTAATCGTCATCAAAGTAACGGTCAAGACCTAGTAGACCACAGGTGATAGCCTCTTCTACATAGTCTTTGTCCTTAATCTCTTCAAGGACCCTATCCTTAAGAGCTTCAAGATTTAGCTCACCCTTGTGCTTACCTAAAATCTCCATGCCTAAGTGAAAGATAGTTCCACGGTCCATGTACTTAGTACGCTCAGGGTCTCTAATCTCTTTGTAGCCAGCGATATACTTACACCAGTGTCTCCAAGGACAGTCAAGGAAAGTATTTACACGACTAATACTATAAGTTGTCATTATCCACCTCTTCCAACACTATTCTCAATATAGTAAATTAAGTCCATAAATCGTCTATCTAAGGAGTTCTCAGAACCCTTTGCTCTGATAGTCTCTTCTATGATACGCTTATCTACTTGAGCTAATTTTAAGTTCAGCTCTGCATTTTTAATCCTAAGCTCACGTAGCTCGTTCTCTACATGTGTTACATGTGTAACCATTGCTATGATAACTGCTAGAGAGCATAGAATATAGGCATAATACTTAGCGTACTTTCCAACTTCTCCTGTAGATAGCCTTAAAAATTTCAAATTCATTTTTCTCATTGATGAGTTCCTTATCCTCTAACTCCTTTAAAATCTCAGAAGCCTTTTTATACTTGTATTTTTGAAGAACCTCAGCCACAGATAAGCTAACAGTAGGTGTACTGTTGATTATCAGAGGTTTAAAATCAGCCTTCAAGATATCATCAAGCATCTTCATATTCTTAGATGAAGGGAAAACCTTTCCATTCTCCCATCTCCAAACATTAGTCACAGAGGTACCAAGGATAGAAGCAAGTTCATCCTGTGTATACCCAAATAGTTGTCGTCTTTCTTTTAATGCTTCAGCGAACTCTGTCAATTATCTTAAACCCCCTTTCTTTACTAATATATACAGGCTCCTTTGTCATACTCTCAGCAACAATATATTGGGAGTATTCAGGGTATTGCTTCTCAAGCTCAGATTTAGAGTTGTGCTTAACAGAAAATCTGTTGAACTCAATAGACCAACCTACTGTACCATCATCATACTTACACAAGTAGTGACCACTAGGTAGTTTGACCACATAAGAAGTTCCTGTGTAGTCTACTTCCCACTCCTGTGCAAGGACAGCATTACACATACGTACAAATGATTTACCATACTGTTCACGGTCCATACCTTCTGTGATTTTATAGCGGTCTTCCATAACGGACTCATACTTACCATAGTAGAGAATATTAATCAAGCCAACATTACGTAGTCTACGAAACTCATCACCAAAAGTAAGCTTCTTAAGGTAAGCATCTTCAGCAGGAGTTACATACACAGTGTTTTCTTTTTTAGTCTCAATAAACACTGAGTTCTTAATCTTTTCATCCACAAAATCTCGTAAGGTTTTAATCCCACTTGACCTCTCCATGATTTTATCATAGATATCCTTACGGATTGTACCACCATCAAGAGCTTTCTGAAGGGTTCTATAGGAGATACCGTACTCCTCCATAATCTTCAACTTAGTCTTTGTTTTTAATTCTTCATTTAGAATGTCTTTTAATTCCATATATTTTCTCCTGAGGATGATTATTTTCCATCCTCTTTCAACTGGTCAGTCAAACATGCACTACAAGGAGTTACCTCATAACCAAGGAACATAGCTAGTACCTGATTAGTTACACGTGATTGTTCTAAAAATGCTGTCTTTACGTCATCATTGCTTAAGTCAACCTGCCAAGCTTCAAATGCTGTGATAGTAGCAATAAGTACATGTTTAAGTAGGCACCACAAATCAGGGTTTCCACCTTCTGTAGCTTGTGCTTTCAACAATTTCATAGCTTCACGTCTTTGCTTGGTCACTGTGTCCAACAGTAGGATAGTATCATAAATTTTAACATCTGTGTCTACTACTGAGATTTTTTCTTCCTCAGTTTGAACTTCAGGATTGTCTTTAAAGTACCAAAACTTATTTTGGTCTTCATACTTACGGATTAAAATCTCTAAGTGATACTCACTAGCACCTAAGTGCATAATGTTTGTGATGATATCCTCAGTGATACCTACTGAACTATTTTTATTTACCATATCAACCTCAAAATGAACTTCCTGCTACAAGCATGTAGCGAATAAAATAAGTATTTTTTGTTTTTCTGTGCATCTCATGCCAAAAATTAAATGCTTTGATATAACTATCAAATGAGTGTGTCTTAACTAGTTCACCATTAAAATACTCATTCACATTATAGTTACTCACAGTATCCATTGTTAATCACCTCCATAATCTCTTCCTGGACCTTCTTAGGTATAGGTCTATCACTAGGGAAGTAAGGATATAAAACGGTATGTATCTCCTTCTTATGGGGGTCATCAAAATATATGTGCCTAAAGCAATATCTGTGTGACATATAATCCACTACCGTGTGACTAGGACCGTTTAATCTACGGTACATATAGTCAATCTCTTCAGGAAGCGAGTGTTTAAGAGTGAATATGCTATCAAATGATTGTAGCTCAGGTAAACACTCCTTATAGTGGTATTTTATATAGTTAATACCCTCATAGAAGCTATACATCACATAAACATTACCATTTACACAGATTGTGAATATGTCTTCCCAATTAGATTGGAGTTTCACATAGTCTAATGGATTGAGAGCAAAAGCTGTTCTATTGAGCTTCCTTATCTCTCTATATTCTTCCAACCTATAAGCAGGTTTATCATAGAGCTTCATCTATCCTCCCCACGCTTTTCCAACTTCTGAGTCAGCAATAATTGGTATTGGAATATCAATACCTTCAATAATGGAAGGTTTCTCCATTAGTCTATTGATAATAGGAGATACCTCATCCACATAATCTTCTCTAATCTCAAAGAGAATAGCATCATGCACAGAACCTAGTACAATACATCTATCATGGTCAATCTCATCACTGAATACAATATCCGATAATGCACTAATACACATGTCTGAAGCAAAGCCTTGTACCCCTGAGTTTATAGACTGTCTCTCTGCCTGGCCTCTTAGCTTAAAATTGCTAGAGTTGATATCAGGAAGGAAACGCTTACGACCAATAGGAGACCATGTATGACCATTCTTTCTTACATACTCCTTACACTCCTCATGCCAAGGAAGTAGCCTAGGATATGCTTCAAAGAAGTTGTTACGTAACTCCTCAGCATAGTCTTCTGTGATGTTAAGGTTATAGCCCTTGGCATACTGTACAAACGTTTTTGCACTCATTCCATATAAGTAACCGAAATTTAAACTTTTAGAAAAAGTTCGTTTCCTCTTTTGCTCTTGCTTATTAAGGTTTGAAGTATCTCCAAACAATAACTTAGTAGTCTTACTGTGCAAGTCACTGCCTGACTGATAAGCATGTTGCATATTCTCATCTCCTGAGAACATAGAAGCAACACGAAGCTCAATTTGTGAGTAATCTTGCTCTTTTATGACCCATCCTGGTCTAGCTTCAATAAGATTTCTTACATTTTTATCCTGTGGGATATTTTGTAAATTTGGGTTATTGCATGTAGTTCTTCCAGTACGTGCTGTAATGTTGAAACTAGGATATATCCTATCATTTACTTGAATTTTTTCCCAAGACTTGATGAAAGTCTCTAGCTTAGTCAACCGTCTATATTCCAAGAGGTCATCTACTACAGGATTACCTATATAATTTACTAATACATCACTGCTTACTGAAGGTACACCCTTAGCTGTCTTCTCAATTACCTTAAGACCTACACCATAACCAATAACCACAGGTTTGAAGTTGTGTTTAAGCTTAACATCTATACCATAGAGGTAGTTATTATCAGCTAGGTATTCTTCCTTGAACTGTGTAGCCTCTTTCCTTGTATCAAACTCTCCTCTGACATAAGACTCCCCCGTGAAAGTATATTCAATCACCTCATAAGTATTAGGTAATTTATCACCTTTTTCCTTATAGATAGGCTTATTCTTCTTACCAAAGAGAACTGAGGAAACCTGTGCTGTAGAGTTCCAGTTTATATCAGCCACAGTGATAAGTCTCTCATATATAGGCATATACTCTTCTATGAGCTTCTTAGCAATCTCACCTCGTCTAGGACTGATTGGTACACCATTCTTCTCAACCTCATAATAGGCTTTATAAGCTCGCATCTCATGTTTATATACCTTAACAAGGTCATACATGTTGAGCTTCTTCTTAAAGATTTTCATGAGCTTAACAGGATAGAGTACATCATCAAGACCATAAGAGATAAAGGCTTCTGTGATTTTACCCTTCTTAGCCTCAGTAGCAATGTCATAGTCAACATTGAAGTATTTCTTAACTAAGGGCTTAAGTCCAAGGTCTACCTCACCACACACATGAGCAAGCACTAGTGTATCTACCCACAGGTTAAGTTCAATCCCTGTCTTAACATAGATAAATAACAAGTCAAACTTTCCATTGTGAGTAACTAGCTTAGCCCTTTTTAAATAGGTAAGTAATTTTAGTAAGAACTTCATGTCTGTTTTAACCCAATCAAAGAACTTTCGCTCATACTTACCAGTGAAAATGTCAGTATAACCTAACTGTAATGAGGTTATGTCATCTGTGAACCTATGAAGTCCTGTCGTTTCAATATCAAGACACACAGGCTTGTCAATGTCTATTCTCTCAAGCATTATATACCTCAAATTCTAATGACTTTGCTATATACTGTAGCCTGTCCATCTTCTTCCTTATAAAACGCTCAGTTACTGTCTGATTAACGTTTTTACCATCAATCGTAGTACATCCATAAAACAGTTCAGGTATATCCACATACTCAAATTCTAGGTAGTCTGTGTCAACAAATTCATCAATAAGCTTACCTGAGTTGATGTCCTTATTATCATAATACTCATCATGCCAATAATGAACCAACCAACATAACTCTTCTCTAGTGAATATATCATCCATCTTTGATAGAGATATGATATTAGGTAGTTTACCTAACTTCATTCGTCTGAGACATGTAGTTGCATCATTATATAATCCTTTATGTTTTAAATAATATGAGAAGTTACTCCCATTACTAACAAAGAAATTATAAATTTTGTATATAGTCCTACCCTCAATAGTATTTTTGTTAGCTAAATAAAAATCAGTTACCCATTCAGGGATAGGTTTACTAACACTCATCATCATCTCCAATGTATCTCCACTCACTACCTACTCGCACAAAGTATTCAGGATAACATCTAATCAACTCATCTCCATCACGCTCCTCAGGAGGTGTGGATAACCAATCATCATAGTCTTGTTTAAACATGTTTGTCCTTCTCCTCTAACTCCTTAAGTAGTTCTCCCTCTCTAACAAGGGATAGATTGTATAGTTCTAACGTTTGCGCCAATCTATACTCCTGTGATTTAATAAGTGACTTGTGTCTTTTAAGCTCTCTGTTTGAAATGAAAGCTACAATTAAAGCCCATATAAAACCTATCACTTGAGCTATCATAATAATGACCCACAAGATGTTCTCCATTGCTTACCTCCATAATAGATAGGGGGCAAAGCCCCCTAACAATTAGTCTTTCTTGTTACGATACAAAACAAACCCTAGTGTAAACGCTGACATACCAAGAGTAAGTAGTGATAAGCTAAGGTTAGTACCAGTAGCAGGCAACACAGCGGGTGCATTATAAGCCTTAGGTGACTCTTGTGAACCTGTGTTCTTAACTTCTACCTCTTCCTTAGGTTGTGGTTTAGGGTCTTGAGGCTTATTAGGTTCACTAGGCTTATTAGGTTCACTAGGAACTGAAGGGATATTAAGCTCAGGCTTCTCAAGAATAGGAGCAGGAGGAAGAACAGGAACATCTTCAATAGGGAGATATGGTTTCTCCAATACTGGTGGAGGAGGCATCAAAGGGATATCTTCAATTGGAAGGTAAGGTTTTTCAAGTACAGGAGGAGGTGGCATAAGTGGAATATCATTGATATTCAACTCAGGTTTCTCATACTTAGGTGCATAATTAGGAATTTCCCAAGTAGGTTCAGGCTTATTCTCACCTGAAGCATTACCTTTTCCTCCCACAAGCTGTACATAGCTGTGTGAGATACCTCCGTCAGTTTCAGCCTTAATTTCTACCTTGTTAGTAGGATTATTAGATTCCTTAACTGGTTTATTAAGTTTAGTCTTATACCAAATATAAATCATTCGGTCAAGACGATTCATAGTAATTTCAAACCCATGCTCCGACTTAGCCATTGACTTGATAAGTTCCATAGCAGAACCTTTGTCAACCCAAGGGTCAACTGAGTCTACATAGTTGATAACAAATGAGTCATCAATCAATTTTTGATTGTCAGACATTTCATCAATAATCTTAACATAGTTTAGGACTTTCCGTGCGTAGTTCAATCGAATTGTCCAGTTAATCACAGTAGGGTCATCTTTATCTTGTGAACCCCACTTAGAAATAAGTTCGTCTTTACCAATTACTTGTTCTTTACCAATTTGGGTTGTTACAAGAGTACCATTAAAATTGGCTGTTACAGGCTTACCTGACTCAACCTTACTAGTCCATGTAGCATCAAGCTTAAGGCTCATCTGCTTGTTAAGTGGATGAGTTGCAAAGTAGTTGTTAAACACTGTTGTGACTGTGTTTGTAGCTGTGTCTGTGGTTGCCTTACCTACGACTTGCTTCTCAGGGTTGTACACATCAAAGTCAAAGTTAGTTTGGAATTTTACTTCCTCAGGCAAAGTAAATTTAACCTTGTCACCTTCATTGATGGTCATGCTATCATCAAAGTGAACATTCTTATACTCTACTGTAAAAGGTGAGTATTTTCCATTCCCATTAGGTTGTTCAACTACCACATCAGGATTAGTAACTGTGATTTCAGTACCTTCCTTAGTGATAGTCGTAGAAGCTCCTGTAACGCTCTCAGTTGCATTTTCAGTAGTGGTAGTGTTATTCTCCACAGCAGGAGTTGAAACTAATTCTGAAGCTTCCTGTGAGCTTACAGGGGTATCCTGAGTGTCAGCCTTAGCATTGTTAGCAATAGCAAGTGTAGCAAGTGTAGCTACAGCCAATAAAGTAGTTTTATTTTTCATTTTCATCATTCCCTTTTTTAAGTTTTACAAATTTCTTAGGACCTTCAGCATAAGCTGTTTCATCCATACGCTTGTAGGCTTTACATCCCATATTATCATCAACCACAAGGTCATATACATCTCCTGACTTGTGATTTCTGAAGAAGGTAGTCATCCTACTTGAATTATTAGAGGTTCGCTGTAAGAGTATCATAGACTCATACCAACCTTCAATGAAGGCTGAACCATACATATCTGAGGTATGAATTTTAGCTCCACGCTCTAGCTTTCTAGAGTGATGGACTATCATCACAGAACACTCTGCTTCATTCCTCAATTCTGTTAGCATCTCTAACCTTTGGACGATATCTTGATGACGGTTAATATCTCCTGAACCAAATAGCAAGTACATAGGGTCAATAATTAAGAGCTTAATTCCTAACGTTTTAATATCATCCTTAAGCTTATAAATTTGGTCCATTGTGATATTGTCCTCCACAAAATAGATAGGTAGGTCAGTTTCTCCTGTGATAGAGTAAATCTTATGCTGTTCCATTGAGAGATTATTCTCACCCTGAAGGATTAGTACAGCACCTTGTTTGACTTCTCTACCATCAAAAGGCTTCCCTGTTGCTACAGCACAGGCTAGATTGAGTGTGAAGGTTGACTTGAATGACTTAGAAGGTGCTCCAATGATACCTACTGAGTTATTCTCCCAAAAATCTTCAACCAGCCAAAAGTCTGAAGGGTCAAAAGGTTCAATCTCATCAACCTTCTTGATAGATACTGAGCGTTTAACTTTCTTCTTGCCTTTACTACTCAATTTGGTCAATTCTGTGCTACCACGTTGAACTTTTGAAGTAAGTCTAGGTTTGGTCTCTAACTCTTCCTCAGCTTCCTTCTCTTGAGCTTCCATTTTAGCAAATACTCTGTGAACCTCTTTGTCCACATTCGACTCATTAAACTTAGCCATTGAGCTAGGAGCATTTAGAAGCACAAATTTAACTTCTTCCTTACTTGCTCCCTCAATAATCATCTTACGCTCAACATTCCAAGCCCATTCAGACCTGTCAGTACCTAAAATCTGACGGAACTCAGGTCCAATGCTGTAATCTAAGATTAGAGCTTCAATATCATAGTATTTAGTCTCAATAGGCTCATTCTCAATCTCTACAGCAGTACGGATATCTACATCCTTGAGATGCTTAATGATATCTCTTTTACGGTACACAGTACCCTCACCCTGCATATTAGAAACATTGAATGTACTAGCATACTTGTGATTTCTAGTTCCTGGTATCCTATAATAATGTACTATATCACTTCCACAAGGGTCAAAACCATACTTAGCTATGAGCTTACGGTTGATGATTTCTTGCTCTTGAGGTGTCACAGGGTTGTCTAGTACCCAAACTCCTTGGAGCTTTCCTGGGCTAGTTTCCCAATAGTAGCTAGGAGGAATGTCCTTGGGGATAGGAACTCCATCAATATCCTGTGCAATAATATAGCTATCCTGTGCATTAGGCTTGATACGCTTACCATCATTCACAGGTGTGAAGCAGATATATAAGTCAAACTTATCTCTGAGAGCTTTAACTTGTGAGCCAAGCAATTTCAGGGGAAACTTAGCTTCTTCAAAATCTCGATTAAACCTTGCTTCCTCATGTTTGCGATTATAAAATTTCTTGTTAATTCCTACATGGACTACTCCATCTTCAGGGAAGTTACGCTTTAACAAGGTTAAAAATTTATTCTTAGAGGACACTTGCCCAAACCCCTTTCATCGATTCTCGCTCATCATACCGCTCAACGGGGTTCTTATAAGTACCAAAAAGCTCGTCATAGATATCTTTGACAAATTCCCATCCCTTAACCTTAAACTTCCACAATGAGTCCATCACACGTTTTACATAGCGTTTAAGGTTTTGATTAAAAGACTTTGAACGCTTCTTTACTACACTATCAGCCTTTTTAAAATGATACTTTAAACTAGAAAATACTTGCTCTGATTTTTCAGCTTCCTTATCATTTAAAATCAAGTCATTTACAAGGACTGTACGACCTCTTGTATTGGCTTTAATGATTGTGATTAATCCTAAAGCATGTAGTGTGTTTAGATGTTTAGCAAAAGCTTTCTTACAAGCAATACCGAGGTAAGGCATAATTTCCTTGTTATTAAAGGTATACTCACACTCACCATGATTAGCAACCACAAGGGAATAGAAGAATGATAGTACCATTAGTGTGTAAGGGTCTAGACGATATTGTTCAATCCATTCAGTTTGCACAGTGATAAAGGGCTTCTCAGGAGTTGATTCACGCATAAGCTTGTTATATAAAGTAGCATTTACTTCCCAATCACGCTTAGCCCAAAAACCATCTTCATTGTATTTATAGTTAACTTTGTTACGTTTTAGTAAACCTAAGTCCTCAAGTAGAACACCATACTCATACACAGAATTGCATGTAAGTCCTAAATGCTTGTAAAACCAATCATTACTGATTGAGATTTTAGCTACACGTTTTCCTTCAGCCATACTTGCCATACAAGAATAAAATAACACAAGTCCTGGACGGTTAAGATACTGATTTAACTCTGTTGGGATTTTGATATACATATCTTTCCTCTTTTCTTTGATTTATGGTACTACTAGGTTATCACTTTATCTCTAAAATGTCAAGAGTTTTATAAAAATATTTTTACTCCTTAAATTTTCATCATTGGAGGTAGATGCAATCTAGTATAAGATACTTACTTATAATCTATAAGACTATAGTATATAGTAGTTATCTTATATATGGTAGAAACAACCTCTAATAACAGAATTTAAGGAATTTAAGAAATTTTAGAAAAAGTGTTGACAGATAATCTCTATTGTGGTATTATACTAATATACATCATTTTTCCTTGAGTTCCAGCAAATCAGTTGGAACTCTTTTTTTATTTCTTAGAGTTCACCATAGCTGAGGATATATCTAAAGTGAGACATTTCATCACAGATATATCCTTTTTTATATGCTTTATACAGTAGGTCAATACCTTCATCAAGGTTCATGAAATTCTTACTGAAATAAGCATTGAAGACATTACGAGCTAGTATTGGTGTACTAGGTACTAATTCTTTGATTAAGTTATCTAGGGTAAGCATATTCTTAGGGAGTTTTTTACGCTTAGGACCTTTTAAAGGTTTAGCAATTCCATAGTAACCATAATTACCATAACCTCCTGTGTAAGTAGTCACAGTTTTAGGAATTGGTTTAGCCTTGTATTCCCATGAGCTAGTATCCTGTGTTTCTAGCCACAGAAGAAACTTAGATAGACCTTCAAGGTTCTTATCATAAGCTGTGATAGAGATAAACTCAGTCCGTTTGTGTTCATTCATATAACTTGCTGAAATGTTCACAATAGGCTTGTTAAGGTAAGGTCCTAATGTAGCTACATCTGTGTAGGAACCTGTAGCAAGTTTGAAATACTTAGATAGTTCATCATAGATTTCAGGAATTGAGTCTTTATCATAATTATAGAATACCATCTCATTCCAATATCCTTCATGAACACCACGGTCAACTTGGATGAGCATAGAAGCCTCTGAGAACTCTTCTAAGAGCTTTTCATTCACAGCCTTCTTAGACCCTTGACACCCTACTTCTTCGTCTGTAGTGAAGAGAATATGAGGTCTGAAGCCCATATCAAGGATATCTAGGATTGTTTTAACTCCACAACGGTCATCTGCTCCTAAACAAGCAAGTTTAGGATTAGATAGAGGATGCAACATGATAATATCATTGTGGAAGATGATATCGCTTAGTTTTGGTGCTCCTACAGGTTCTTCTGTTGATAATCGTGCTGAGTATTTAGTTTCATTGTTATTTCGATGTGTGTTGATTGTGTCAAGGTGAGCAACTAACACAGGTGCATTAGGTTGTTCACTAACTCCTTGGATAATATAACCGTGGTCAATAACATTGTAGTTATACTCGTTAAGCAACCAATCTACTAGCATGTCCCCAAGTTCATTTTGTGTCAAAGTCAATAGTTCTTTAAAAGTTTTCATTTTTGTTTTCTCCTTAATTTACATAAACATACATCTGTTTTAGTGTTTTAATTTGTCTTTGTGATAGTCTCTTAGTCACATCATAATAGTTCTTTGAACCATTTACATCAGCCTCTGTAAATTTTACTTTATTTAAAATTTCTGAAGTTCCCAGTGTAGTGTAGCTATTTTTTCTACTCATGTTACACCAAAGTTTAAGAGAACGGTATTCTTCCTCATCATAAATACTACCTTCAGGAATATGAGCACCATCAATAGGTTTAAAGTCATCAATCTTTCGTCCAAAGAGAAGACAGTATAGCACAGAAGTAAATTCATAAGCTGTTTTGTTAACATCTATATTAACATTGCTATAGCCTCCTGCATGAGCAATTTCATTATCTTTTTTATAGAAGTATGAGCGATAAAGGTTCTTGAGATACAGTTTACCTGTTTGTTTTTCAATTCCTGGATTGTATGCTTTCAGGAAGCTAAACCCAAGATAATCCATAGCAAAGTGTGAGTCCTGACCTGCTCCACCGCGTTTGTGACAGCTTCCCGCAAAAGCCCATCCATCCACTAGCTCAGGAATATTAAAGTTTTCAGTATCCACAAGGAATAAGTAAACATCTTTTAAATGACTATGTTTAAAGCTTAACCCTTTCTTATAGAAACTATCAAAGTAATCTTTGACCTCACCAAAATATTGTAGTTCTTTGTCAGTTGCCTTAAAGCCTTGTTTTGAGAGCTGTTTGGATAGCTTAGCTGAGTTTAATCCCTCAGTAAGTTTAAACCCTTCAAAGTATTCTTCTACCATACTTTTATATGTGAAGTTCTTAAGACTAGGTTTGAAATTAAGAAGCTCTTCCTTATGTTCATCCCAAAACTTTTGAGACTCTTCGCGATTGTACTCAGCTACAAAGTTTCCAATATTTATATGGTCAATATCACCCTTAAATGACTTTTTAATCTTAGGATATAGCTTGATTGGTACTTTGCTAAACCCTGATTCATGTAGTTTCATCCTAAGGTCAATATAACTTAGTTTGTTATTTGAGTAATCCTGTAGTCCATCACGACTTAGAGATTTTTCAATAAAGCTATCAATGATAAACTTGTTATCCTTTACAAACCCTTCTGTGTCTTGGAAGATAATTAAATCTTTATCAAGACTAGCTAGGATTAGTGGTAGAGGGTTCACAAAGGACTCCTCAAAGTCCACAGTTTCTATGAACTTATCCTGATACTTGATTAGGTTGTCCACATCAAGAACACCTAACACTGAACCCTTAACGTTTTCTTGGATGAACAAAGCTCGCTGACGGATATGCTTTAGCTTGCGATACTGTACAGTGAGGTCATTTAGTGTTTCTACCTCTTCCATCACAGCTTCAACAAGTGCCAAACTCACTTCTAGTTCTTGCTCTGTTGTTGCAATATTTAACAATTCATTTTGCAATCCTTCTTTCAAATTGCTTAATCTTACCTGTAATTCTTTTGACAATTTTTCAAATTTCATTTTCAACCTCTTAACAATATTTGCTCAAGGAGCGAACTCCTACCATCTCCCCATCTAAGAAGAATTTTTGACCTGTAATATAAATATTTTTATACCCTTTTTGTTTTAGGCACTCAGCAGTGATTTTGCTCACAACAATAATGCTGTAATTTCTTTGTAATTCCTTCATTTTTTCATTGGATATATCACAGGAATGTGTGATAATATCTAGTGGTGCACCTTCACAGTGACCAAGGTTTTCAAACTGAGTTGAAGCCCTGATAGGCTCTTCATATTCACAAGGTTTGATGGTCTTGATGATAGTTCCTTCATAATTCACGATTGTGATATCATGACCTGTTAAATTTGCAATTTCTTTCATGCAATACCTCTCTTCTTCAATTCCTGCTTGTATTCTTGTTCTTCACTAATCATTTTGAAGCTAAACACAAGGAAGAACAAGCAATATGCCCAAATTGTGATAGCAAAGCTGTAGTCAAGCTCAAAGCTTCCTACCATCATTGTAATAATATGGAAATACCATACAAATAATTTTTTAAAGTTAATTTTACGTTTTTTCATTTTCAACTCCTTCAATTCTTTTGTACAAAAAGTTACTTTGTACACAAGGTTTTAAACAATAAAGACATTCATGGTATAACCACCAACACCTTTCGTTCAATAAATTTGACAATTCCTCATCTTTTCTCCTAAGATATCCGATATCAATAAGGTCATTATGTTGGTCCAAGTATCTATTTAATATAATTGCTCCTACTTTACTAAATTTGTTTTTTGTGATAAATAATATATCACCTACTTCATAATATTTATTGTCCATTTCAAACCTTCTAACCACTTTCATAAATTCTCCACTAATGAAGGGTTTCGCATAGATTTTAAAGATATCTCTTAGTTGTTTCTTTGTGTAGATTTTTAGTAAATTGCGTTCCATCATTCCTCCTCATAAATAAATGGATATAGATGATTTAATCCGATAATTTTGAAATAGTCTCTATAATGACATGGAATATTCCATCCCTTAATACCATTATTTACCGCTTCAACAGTAAGCATATAACCGTGATGTCCCCTAGATTCCCAAAGTCCTGTTAATTCATAAAGTACACAACCAACTTCTTTCTCTCTTAACAGATAGATATTATCTTTCTCTATAAGTAAGTCATCATGTGTGAATGGTATAACACATTTGCAAATCTTTACCTTTTCTTTGAAATTAGTATAATAAAAACTATTTATATAGTCATTTCCATATTTACACATTGTTTTATAATTCTTCATGAATAATCTTAAATCTGTTTTCATTCGTCCCTCCAATATAAAAATGATGTTAATTGGTTAATGTTAATCACTTTAAAGCATTTCCTATACTTTGGTGGAATATTCCACCCCTTAATTCCATTTTCTAATGCTCTATCATTTAGCAATCCTGCTTCATGACCAAGGAATACCCAAAGACCTGTTAATTCATATATAGCATATCCATGAGGCTTCTTTCTTATGAGATATGTGTTACCTTTCTCTATAAGTAAGTCATCCCACATAAAAGACTCAGTACATACACAAATTTCTAGGGTTTTTCTTGTTCCCCAATATTCAAAATGCACATAGTCACTCCTATCAGCCATAATAAGCTTATAATTTTCAAGGAATTTCTTAATATTAGTTGCCATTATCCTCTCCTTTCCACAAAAAGTTGCTGATTGCTTTTAAAGGTTTAAATTCTTTCATTTCTTCAAAATAATCTAAATTAATCCTCCAACAGCTGAACCCTTTTTCATGAGTCTTTCCTGAAATATCAAAATTATGACCCTCCATTGTATTTTCAAGGTCAATTATTGTCACAACCTTACTACCAAGGAAACCTCTAAAAGGTTCACTAACTACATATATACCTTCATTTATAGTAAGTCCTTCATACTCTATAGCCTCTGTGAGACTTAATACCCTATCAATCTTAAAATTAGGCTCTAGTATTTTAAATAGTTCTAATCTTTCAAAATTCAGGGTTTTCCTCCTTAGTATAAAGAATAGGTACCAAAGGTTTCAGTGATTGCCTCATCTGCTGTAAATCTTCTGTATCAATCCACCAATTTGTAAACCCTAATCTTTCTGCCTTAAGTGATAAAGCATTACTGTTTTTTGTTGGTTGTGTGGGGTCAAGAGTGATGATTAAGTTAAAAACCTCTCCTTCATAGTCAACCTCAGCACATTCAACCACAAGATAATAATTAGGTTTAAAAGTCCACCTATTTATAAAAGTTTCTTGACCAAGGAGGACAAGCTTTGCTGTTTTCCACTTTTCTTCTAAATTTTCAAACAGCTTTTTTCTTTTTAAAGCTCTTCCCAGTGTTAGCATTTACCAAACCTCACCAATTTTCATTAATTCCCACTCATCAAAGTCTACTGTATAAAGCCGTAGAGTTTTAAACTGAGCATCCCACACCTCTATCATACAATCATCATCAATCATGTATTTTTTAGTGATTTCTCCATCTTGTAATGGTTGTTTAGGAGTTGGAAAATCACTCTCATTCTTCTCCAATACCTCAATACGCTCGCTAAGGCTCTTAATACGCTCCTGGTTGTCTTTTACAATCACAGCAAGGGTAACACATGCCACAAGGATAAACGCTGTTAAAACGGCTCCTATAGCCTTCAAAATACCTTCATTTTTCATCATCATTATTTCCCTTTCTTTAAAACAGTTGCTATAGGGTTCTTCATTGCCTCAACTTTTGAGACTTTACTAATTGACTTGATATATTTTCGGTCAATTTCTGAAAAGTCTTCCACAAGTGAGATAACCCTTTTTGTCATTCTTTCATAGTCTGTTTTGAGCGAGAAGGGTTCATACCCTTCAAACTCAATAATATAGTATTCAATCATTATAATTCAATTTCCAAAGATTTAATAATATTTTCAGTGATTTCTTTTTTAGTTTCTTCATCAAAGGAGAAAGACACATGTTTTTTGAAATTCTTTGATGCTTCTCTTGAGATATCAAGGTACCATGAACCCTTAAATTTTACTAATTTTAACACGTCTGTCATGAGTGTATCTCTATTTCTTCCATGATATTCCTCATTAGGACATTTAACAATTTCAATATATTTTAATCCTTTAAAGTGTTTTAGCTTAATATAATCGGGTTTAATATACGTATCTTTTAAGTCTCTATAGTATTTAAACTTCCTTTCCCTTGACTTGCTTCCTTTTTGCAATTCTTCCAAATTTACATTTGTAAAGTCTCCGCTGAATATTTCTTTTGCTAGTTTTGCTGTAATTTTCATGACTTAATCTCCTATGTTATTTAGTTTTAGTGATAATCTCACCAGTACCAAAGTCAGCAGTAACTTCAAATTGGTTTAGTGATGGTCTGAACCGTGCATAGTAAGGCAATCCCATTAGGTCAAAAACCTTACAAATTCCGTCACGGTCTGACTTACTCTGACCATAAAAGTCCTTCACAATGAGTTTTTTGTTAAGGTCACGGCCTACATGTAAGATAAGCGTTCCCCAATGAGAAAGGAAAAGGTCATGTGTCTCTTTCTTGTACATAATCTCCCATTGGTTTTCTAGAGGTCCAATGTAACCATAGTCATGAATGCGACCATTCTTATTTGCGTAACCCTTAATAAGGGCTTTATCATAAAGTTTTTCTAATTGTTTTGACATTTTATTTTCCTTTATTCTTCTATATCAAGGAAGGGGCAAAGCCCTTCCTGTTAATTACTTAAGAATTTTACTAATTCCTTGATAAAGGCTTTCTTATCTACACTTTCAAGGCCTTTGTGACCTTCAATATATACTTTGTAAGCCTTACCTTGTGAGCTTTTGAGTGTATCCATTAATTTATGGTATGAATGAATATTATTGATAGTGTTTAGGAGTACGTCCTCTCCTTTAATTACAGTGATTTTATCTGTAATGAATACTTTGACTTGTTCAGATAACAATGTTTTCATGTTATCCCTCCTTAGATTTTGTAATTTTATAAGTGATAGCATTTGTAACAGTTGTTTCCAAGTTACCAAAACGATTTTATACTATTATTCAATAGTAAACATAAAGTCTTTGAATGAGATAGGATACCACTTTTTATAGCGTTCCTTGACCTCTTCTATTGTGATAGTAGACTCATCAAACTCATCTACTATGCCTTGATACTTATCTATAACTAATATCATTAGTATTCTCCTATATTTTGATATGTTTAGATGGTTTTGGCTTGTCTCACAAGTCCTATGTTTCTTGCTCTAGAAGAAAGTAGTAACTTGATTGTTGATAGCTCCTAGGTTGCTATTCCTCAACCTTATGCCCTCCTATCCATTGCAAGATAGGACAACAGCTTGACTGTTTAGGGCTTATTTTATCCAATTTGTTTGTACCATTCTTCATCAGTCATTCTGTGATATCCTCTAGCTTCCATTTTGTCTTTCATGCTTCTGATATCACGCTGTAGCATATTCATTGAGTGGATATATTCCGCCTTGTGTAAACTTACTACTGTACTGTGAGACTGACCGTAGAAATAAGTACCATTCTCATGGTCAATCATGATGAACAAACGATAACCGTAAGTGCTCATCTTTGAAGCGAAAAGTTCTGCATTTTGGTATTGAAATTTATAAGTCATATCTTGACTCTCCTTTGATTTTGATATCTTGGATAAGTGATAACCTATCCTTTACATTATCTATTATACAGTAATGTAATTTATTTGTCAAGTGTTTTTGTAAAGTTTTTATAAATTATTTTAATTTATTTAGACTTTACGTTTCGCCTTAACTATGTATCTATTATATAATAATGTAATTTATTTGTCAATAGAAAATGTAAATAAAATATAATTTATTTTAATTTATTTTTAATGATTAAGACTATTTCTATATATACAAGTTCACAGGTAAATCACAGAATAGATAATCAGATAAGTTAGACTAAATGGTCAGTAATGGTCAGTAGTGACAATGACACAAGGGCTAAAGTTCAGTATTAGTCAGACTTTTGTACTCTTTTATAAGTGCTATAGTTTTAAGGATTAATATTGTACTATAGTGTAAGGGTATAGTGCATAGGTAAAGTGTAATGAAAAGGTATAGTATGATATGCTAGTAGATACATAACAGTACAATGTTATCATGGTATTGTATGAGGTATGGTATAAGGGTATAGTGAATAGGTAGAGTGTATAGATATGGTATGGTTGAGAGAGGGAGAGAGGGGAGGTAAGAGATGGTGAATGGATAGTGAATGAGTATAGTGAATGAGTATTTTCCATTGCCCTCTATCAAATCAGCTCAGAAGGTCAAAAATAAGCAAATCAGTACGGAATGCAGAAAGTGATAGTAAGGGGGCTGTAGAAAATGTTTAAAAATGTTTAAA